CCGACATACTTGGAAACATCAAAGTAACCGCCCTTTCCATCTTGCAGATAGACCTGTCCCGCACCATTCCGCACCACTTGCGCCACAGGCTCACTCACTGCGGCAGCGGGTGGGGTGGCAAGCATTGAAATCACAAAATCCAATGCGGCCTGTTCATTTGGGCCAAGCAGTTTTTCCTCGCGCTTAAATCGCTCCATGAAATACTGTGCGCGGTGTGCAGTCATGGTGCTTTGCGCTACAGGCTCATTCACTGCGCTCTTTGCGCCAGCGTCAAAGGCATACAACATCGCAGTAAAAATCTTGTCGGTGGTAATCGGCGGCGCTTTGCCCTGCGGAATGTTGTTGGCGGCGTTGTACCACTCGGTCAACTGCTCTTTAGTGATGATCATTTCTTCGCTCCAATCACTGCAAGCGCGATGGCCTTCTGCGGGGTTTCGTAATACTCCCATTCGTTTCGAGTAGTCCATGTCCCATTGAACATATAAGGAAAAGCGTTGTACTTCTCCGCAATTGGCCCAATGACGTTCCAGTCGCGGTAGTCGAAGATGTGCCATTCTTCTGGAAAATGCCCATCAGGTGTAACGCAAATGGTCACTTTTCTTTCGCCGTCATAGGTAACTGTGGTGTAGATTTGCTTCCACCCAATCGCCAGCGCGAGGGCTTTGGAGATTTCGAGGTCGGATAGCGTCGTCATTTGCCGCGCCCTTCGTAATGAGTGTGCAGCTTGGCCGCAACTACTTCATAAAAATCAGATGCAGATTCGGCTGTCTTAAAAGAACCAAGACGGATTTGCCGTCCGTTAAATCTGATAGTTGCTACAAATTTGTTACCGGCCTTAGTTACGCCGCGATATCCCGTTTGGTTGTCTGCACGCAACCCAGTGTTTTGGACGTTCTGAGATTTATCCGCTTCGCGCAAATTGGTTATGCGGTTGTCTGTTTTGACGCGGTTGATGTGATCAATGTAGTTGGGCGGTACATCACCATAAAAGTGCTGCCAAGCAAGACGGTGAGCAGAATAGTTTTTTCCGTCAAGCCCAATGCAAATATACCCATTACCCATTGGAGCGCCAGCAGGTGTGCCGGGTTTAATGGTTCCCCAGCGACCAGCAGGGCTGCGCCAAGTAAACAAGCCGGTGTCGCTGTCATAGTCAAGCATATGTCGCAATCGTTCAGTGGTCAGCATGTTTCTTTCCTTTCAATCCGCGCACCACGGGCTGCGGCAAAAAGTAGGCGGTTCATGGTGCAACCCTCCACAACCAGACAGTAATGTCGATAACAAACATACACAAAGCCGCCAACGTCAAATTCTCAGCTACGGAAGTAATAAACTTGTTGCGCTCTGATAGCTGGTCGTTGATGGTTCGGGCAATAAACGACATGCCAAAAAGCCAAAATCCAATCGCAGTCATGGCATACCTTTCCAAATGAGAACAACAAAAAATATGACGATGCAAATGGGCATGACGATGTACAGCCCAATGGCTTGGATAACTTCGACGGTCATGGTGCGGGCCTTTGAAAAATTATGATGAGGATTAGAACCAAAATAAACCAGTCTCGGATGTCGCTCATGCTAATTCCTCTGGTACTTCAAAGTATTCGCCGCATGCAGTGCAAAACAAACGAACAGCATCATCGGCGGTCGATGGTTCATCGTGAGAATAGCTTGCAACGAGCTTGCCGTCTTGCACGGTAACCGGCGAATAAGAAACTGTGTCTTTGGCCAGCAGCAAGTCAGCGCCGCCACACGCTGAACATTTGTTGTCGATAAGCTTAGATAGCTTCATATCAAGCTCCAAAGTATTGTTGAAGATGTTTGTACACAGCATGCATCTGTTGCAGCGTCAGCCCGCGCAAAGCATCGTCTGGGGAGAACGCTTCGGGCTTAGGCATAGTGGCAGCGGCTTGCGGTGCAGGGTTCACTACGCTTGGGTGCGTAGGGGTTTTCTTCTGGGGCTTCTTAGGCCCGATGTACCCTTCAGGAAACGTAGCGACAGCAACGCTGTAGCGTTTCACTTTCTGGTTGGTGTGCCGGTTAATGTCGCTGGTGTATTTGATAACGCCAGCATGTTCCATGTCGCTGATGGCTTGTGCAGGGTCATAAGGGAACTGCAAGCCTTTCATGATGTCGGCTCTTGTTTTTTCCGGGTGGTCCTTGAGCCAGTTGAATATGCGTTGCTTAACCGTAGGCAATTTAACGCCAGCAGCCACCAAGGCGGTAGTGATTTGATTCATCGCGTCCATCTCCATAATTCCCACAATGCACCCAATTCAACGAGGCTGGCCCCAGCCTGCTCAACCACCGGTGCATCGGGTGGCAGTTGACGTTGTAAAGTCCCGCAGCCGCTAAGCGTTATGACCAGTGCTGCAATTACGTATTTCATGTAACCTCCACAAAAGATTTATCCCAGCTGCGAACGTCGCCAAGTGGATACACCTGATTGACAACCCACGCAACACCTTTGCCTTTGATGCATTCGACCAAATCCGTTGGGTCGATCAACTCTCCAGCTTCGTACGATCGCTTGACAAACAGCGAATCAAACCATGTCGATGCTCGTGTCTCCATCATTGCCATCGCAATAAAAGGTTTCAACCACTTCTTGAACGCAATACGGGCTTTCTTGCGCGCGTCCGAAGTAGTGGGCTCTTTCTCGTTGGGCGCGTCGACACTACTAGCAACGTCGAGCATACCGTTTTTGTACGTTAAGCGTATAGGGAAATCCCCAGTTGCATGTTTGTTAAAACCGACTATGACTTCGCGACCAGTCGTTGCAAACTGCTTGCTGTATGCCCCTACGCCCAGCACACGGTACATAAAATATGTGCTGGTTTGTCGTTCATCGACGTTGTACTGCACTTCGCGGCGCTCGCAGCCATTGATCAATTCTGGCTTGTAGAATCGCGCCATAGACGTGCTGTACAAGACCACATCGTAGTAACCATCGTGCTTTTCAACACGAAAATGGGGTTTGCTAATGCCGTCCAATGGACGCTGGTTTTCTTTCCACTTTTTACTTCGCGTCTTGAGTGGTGTCTTGAACAAATAATCTGCTGCTTCGTAGTTTTGAATGCGTTCGCAATTACGAACGTTTGCGCCCCATGCCATAGCTATTCCTTTCAAGTGTTAAGGGTGGTGGGTTGGGCCTTACTCGCCCACCGCGAGCTATTTGAATCTGAACCGGCTGTTCATCGTCATCGGGGGGCCGATTCAGAAACCGAAGGTCATAGAGGACCCCATCGCTTCGGCCAGTATGCACACCCCCGTTATTCTTCCATCTCGAAGTGTATCGTGATACCCCACGGCGCCACAATGTCAGAGCTGATTAACCAGATGACAGGATAACCCGGGTCTTCGCCGAACGGCGTGTAGCCATCGGTCAGGCAGATAAATACATCGGGCTCGATGCCATGCTCCTGTACCCAGTCAAAGCCTACCGGCATGTTTGTGCCGCCGCCGCGCATGAATTCCAATACAACCGGTTCTTCAGCCTCAAATTCGACGTGCTTCTGGACATGCGTGTCGGTGTAGATGACGTGCACTTTCTCAGGCGCGCACTGCTCGAAGATGCGGGCAACGTGGCCGTTGTAGTACGCCATCTCACGCTCGGATACGGAACCAGACACATCGACTTGCTCGACAATGGTACCCATGGTTTGTTTGCGACCAGTGCTGGGGAAGTACGTTACCCGGCTGTCGTACCGGCGGTTAGGCCGAGCCCATGTGCTGTTACTCTGAATGAAGCCAGTCATGTAACGCTCAAGGATGTCATACCACGGCGTCTTGACTGCGAGCAAGCTTGTGACCAACTGTTCCAGAATACCAGTGAGCTTGCCTGCCATCTTGGCGGCTTGCGCTGCTTGGGCAACCTCACGGAAAATACGTGCCTGCGCATCAGAAGCTTCCTGCTCGGTGCATGGGTCGGAGTCGTCTATGTCGTTGCCGATACCACCGCCTTCATCCGTTGACTCGGGCAGCTCGTTGTACACACGGTCGGTCGTCTTCTGATGCGAGCCGGGCATGTCAACCGTGTTGGGGATAGGCACACCGATCTTGCACTGGGCCAAGAAGTCGTTGATGACTGCATCGCCGGCATAGTTCCAGCGCGCATGGTTGCGGCTACCGCGACGGTACAGGTGGTCGAACATCTCATGGCCTACCTCATGGCACAGCGCCCACATAAGCTGGTCAACGGTCCACTGTGAACACCACTTGGGGTTGAGTTTGATCTGGCTGCGCCGGTTGATCGACAGCGTGGGTATGTCGTACGAAAAGATAAGCTCGCGGCGCAACACCATGACTGCCCAGAAACAGTGATGCAGGACAAGTTGAGTCTTGGCTTTGGAGAGCTTGAACTCAAACGCTTTAAGGCCTGCTGGTGACAGATGCTCCGTAGAACTTGTTGATGAGCGCTGGGCTCCAGAGTGTTGAGCTGCTGCCGAACTTGTTGAGGTTGCTTGGGTCATACCATCCTTTGGGTTGAGTTAAATAAGTTTTGCCGTTTTCGAGGGCGTAAATATTCGCTTGAATAATTTGTTTCCAGTTGTGGCTAAACGGTGGAATGTGGTCTTTGTGTCCTCCTTCAAGAAGAAAGGTAACCATCAACGCTTTGTATTCCTTGCGTCGTTGGCGACGAGTTAAATTGCGATTAGAACGCTTCTTTTTTTCTTTGTTCGTGGTCATTCGTCAAGCTTCTGATTGGCAATCATGACCGACACATAGTCCTTGTTCAGAATCGTACCGGTAATCGTGGGTTGGTGTTTGTGCAGTTCATAAATATAACCCGGGCCAGACTCGTAACGATTGGTAACGTCCACCAGTTCACCAAGCAAATCACTGCAGCGCAACGGGACCATAAACGTGCCTTGGATAACAATGTGTGCTTCGTTTTTCATTCAAGTAACCTCGATATGTAATGAGCAATGCATTGCTCGATTGCGTCTTCCTGCTTACAAACAGGACCCTGAAAGTCTGACCACGCCGGAAATTTTCTTGCACGCACGCAAGAACGGTATGACCAACCGTGAGAATGCTTTTGAACGACACCCACAATAAGATGGTTTGCATCATACAAATACTGACTGTTGTACATAACTTCATAGTCGCTGGCTTGGATACTCATGAGTGCTCCATTATGAACATAGCCATCCGAGCACGCTCAGCCTTGATGTCGTGTATCCATGTGCCTGAATAACAATTAAAAGAACCAGAAAGTGATTTTGGTGCAAGAACACTAAGGTGGTTGTGCAACGTCATGTCATCGTCAGTGGTTAGCACAGAATAAGCGTGCTTGTTACTACAACACACGCATTGCCGGCACCGGTGCAATGTTTGATCGGCGGTCAAACCGTTGCTAAATATGGGCGCTTCAACATAACGATAGCGCTTGCGTTTAAAGGTGGTGGTAATCATGCATCCTCCAGTTTGGTTGTGACCAACGAGTAAATCAACATGGTCGTTGCTTCTTGCTGGGTAGCGCATGGCCTGCTGACAAGGTACGGTTGATCGCTGGTAAAGTCGTTCCAGTACCAAGCTTTCTGGTCTTGCTTACCAGTCACCATGTCTTCGTACACACGCCCTAGTTGACGCCCATCGTCGTGATACAAGAACATGTAGCAGGGGAGAACGTCATCCCATCTCACGCGAAGTAAGCAGCCAGCTTGTCGGCGGCAGCTTCCAAGTTAGCCTTGGCTGTGGAACGCGCAGTTTCGTCGGTCTTGATTGTCTCGATGCCGAACGTGTAACCTTGCACCAAGCGCTCGATGTCGGCAATTTCTGCCAACAACTGAGGCGTTGCGTCGATAGCCAGCTTGCGCGCCAGCTTGCAGCCTTCCAGCACGTTTTCCAGTACGCTCGCATGGAAGCGTTCGCCCTTCTCGCCTTTGTAGGTACCTAGCCGGTTGGTCAGATACTCCAGTGGTTTGAGCATGCGTTCGATCGTTGCGTTGTTGGTGTCAGCCAGCATCTCGGCAAACTGCGAACGCACTGCCTGCTTGTCTTCCTCGTCCATGTCAAACAGCGGGTGCGACTCGTCGGGCAAGGGAATCATACGGAAATCAAAGCTGATGCGTGCAGCAAACTCGGATGCTGTTGGGTAGTCGCTCAGCGTTGCATGGCCGTTGGCTTTGCCGTAGTTGCGGTACGCGATGTCGTCGAGCACCAGCTGGTCATATATGGGCAATACGTTCTGCTTATGGCTGTCCACCACAGCGATCAAGTGCCGCAGCCCTTGGGTGTACTCGAAGATGTTGTCGCCGCGCACCAGCCGCTTATCGCCGCAACGCTCGGTGTTGTCGCAGTGATAGGCATAGACCTCGGATACAGCCCGCATAAGCTTCCACACAGGCGTGCTTTCCTTGCGAAACAGTTTGGTAAATGCCGTGGCTGATGCATCGGACTGACGCAGCTGAGCCGTTGCCGTGTTGTCGCGTTTGACCAGTGTTGTTCGTCGAATAACCAGCTTGGCTTCGATGGCTTTCTCGGAAAGCTTTGCGACTTTGGGAACCATGGGGGTTTGAATGAGGTGCATACAATTTTCCTTAAGCGAGTTCTAACAATGCCATTGCGTGCTGGATGCGCGCTTCGGGTGTGTTGAGGATGTACACGGTGTGAACGCAATAATAAAAATCGTCTTCGGGTGACAATCTACTAAGTGTTTTACATCCTTGGTTGTTGTACGAATTAAGTGCGCATCCTGTGCACGCATTCATTTCGTCGGGGTGAACTGGCCAGCGCACAAGCTGGTACTCTATACCTTCGTATGTGGTTGTATCTCCTATGTTAAGTTTCACGCTGCCTCCAGTTTGAGTGCGATGTAGTCTCCCATTGCTTCTTTGTTATCTGGAACGTAAATAATGCTGCGACAATGACCATATTCTGTGTACACAACACGACAACCCGGGCTTCTAATAATAAAATCTCTGTTGTCGAACGCGCAGCCTGTGCAGCTTTCAAACCCAGTTGTGCCGGGTTTTACTTCCGGCACTGTGCGGTAGTCAACGCCCCTATACAAGAACGTCGGCATTTGCTGCTGCCCAGTTGTAATACGCCTTGGTCTTCTTGATGGCCGGGTCTTTCTTGATGGCATCCTTGATGCAAGTAACCCGCAGCTCAGGCTCGAAGCGGTCGGTGTACGCGCACACGGCATCGAAGTTAGCCGCAGTCGACGCCCGGGCAACTGCACCCATGACAGCGTACTTGATGTCAAGTCGCGACGGCAGTGCGATGGTCGTGGGGTTCTTGAGGATGTCAGGGATGTGCGGCAAGTCGTTCATGATCTGCTTGAACCCGATGTACTCAGCGGCACGGCCAGAACCCACAGAACCCGCGGCATTCTCTTGCTGCAGGCTGAGTGGCAGGGACTCTGGGATACGCGCTACATCTTCCCATGTGCGCGGCGTGGCGTTGGCATAACGCGATGCGTCGAAGTCGACCAGTGCTGCACCTTGCATGAAGCGGTGGTACTGCACAAGCGCAATGGGGAAGTTCATGGCGTTTGCATAGTCACACCATTCTTCAAGGTTCTCGGTGTAATCCAGACGACGCGTACGGCCAGCAAATTTGGTCGGCACACGCATGGCACCAGACTTGTCCTCGGGGCGATTGCCAGTAGCAATGATGTAGAGCTGGTCGGTCAACTCCCACTCGCCGGCAAAGCGGTCATAGATGATGCGGCATGCTGCGTTGAACATCTCGACCCGGGCATCGCTGAATTCTTCGAGCAACAAGGCACACTTGCCAACGCCCTTGCGCATTTTGTAGAACATCTCGGGCGGTACCCAGCGAGTGAACTCGCCGTTGGTGTTGGGCATGCCCAGCAAATCCACAGGGTCACGAGAGCTCAGGTTGAGCTCGAACATATTGACTTGGGGTATGAAACCAAGCTCGCAGAATGAATCACGAGCGCATGCCGACTTGCCTCCGCCGGGTGGGCCCATGATGGCGAACACGGTCTTGTTGGCGTCGGCGCGCTCCTGAGAGAACTGAGCGACGATAGAGTGCTTGATGTCAGAGTATTTCATAGTTGTCCTAGAGTTGATGTGCTGCTGTTACGGCCAGCAGCGAAGCCGTTATTTTTCTAACGCGTTCATGGCAAGCTGAACATTTAAATCCATGATGCCACCGTGAGCATCGAGGTATTCCACTATTGACATAAGTGGGACGTAAGCGTAGGGTTGTCTGTATTCTTCGTCACGCTTACCAAGACAATCGTGGTGCGGGCAATGCCACATTTCCATGCTGCGCGGAACTAGCTCATTGCCGTGGCAATAAAATGCGCGACTGTATTGCAGTGATGCAGTTGCACCATCGTTCATTCGTATGGGTACACGCACTGTTGCGTAGCTAGGCTTGTCTTTTTCCGGGTAAGGGATCTGACGCCGTTCATCTAAGTCAAAACGTTTGTCACTCAACCACGCCAGTAGCGTGCGCAATGTCTCGGTCATAGGGTATTCCTTCTAGTGCGGTAGTAATTGCTGCCATTTTTTCGGCCCATACGAAATTAGGCAATTCACTATTTTGGTTGAACTTGCAATCCCATTCGCCTTCTGTACATTGTGGGTTAAACAAACCTGACATATCGTTAAAGCGTACGCATTGCGTGCATGTGGGTTTGACGAGACGGCTGACGGGAATAAGCACGTACTCTTTACTGTTAATTGAGGGCATTTGATTTCTCCAGTACTATCGTTACAGCGTCGACGACAGGCACCCATATGGTTGAACTTGGGCACGTTATGCATTCCTGTGAATTTATTGCTTTTTCATTGTTTATTGTTTTTTCGTACGCAGGGCAACGCAAGCACACCGGGCCTTCTTCGTTGAGTAAACCTTCTTCGTTGAGTAAATTAACGATTGGTATAGCTGCGCATTCAACGCCGCGTATGATGGCGCGGAGTGTCATGGCGTCAATTGAAAGTCGTCGTCTGGGTGCGTGACTTGGATGGTAAAACCCAATGCGTGGATTTTGACCAGTGCTGCAGGCGTGAGCGTCTTGGTTCCAATGAGGTCTGCGAAATGGTGCGCCGTGTCACACACTGGGTAGTACACGTTGGTGCCGTAATTCTGTTTCTTGAGAACGATGATAGTCGTGATCATGATGTCTCCACTTTGAGTTGGGCCGCACGCACGAGCGTGACGTAGTGGCCGTCGGTGCAGTTGTTAAATACGCAGTGTTCTTCAGCGCCACCGTTATTGCGAAAGAAGCACTTTTTGCAGCCTAACCCGTTATGATGCTCTGGGTCGGTGTCATACGTAACAAACACAGCTTCGTTAGGGTGTGTATCGCTGCGTTGCCATTGCTTTGCTGGTTTGCCGGTAGGTCTTGCTAAGCTCATGCGTTTTCCAGTTTGTGCATTGCTGCTTCAATTAAAGTCATCCACACACCGTTACCGCACGCATGATTCCTGCACATGATTTGTTGCTTATCGCTGTTGCCCCTGAACAGGCATTTGTCACAGCTATCTTCGCTGTCTTTCATGGGGACAAACACAGCGTCCGGTACTAATGTGCTTCGAGCAGATGGTTTAATGCATCCATTGCTATCGATGTCTTCATTTGCAACGCCGTTCATGGTCGCCATACGATGCAATCGAGCAAGATGATACCGGCCGCTGCTGCATACACAATGACCCAGTACAGGACCGTGCGCAGACCGTCGTTACGTTGCTTTATTTTGAGTGTAGGCAGTTTGGTGGGTTTCATGCGCATGCTCCTGAGTAGCAGATGTAGGGCTCCAACGGACTTGGCTCTGGCGTGTGCGTGGCGAACGCTGCCACTGCAATGATGATGGCGTAGATCATAAATACTCCTTGTTGTTCCACGGCTCTGTAATACCCCAGCGTGGGTCTGGGAACTTGTCGCACAAGGTTGCTTTGACTTCCATGTGGCTTTTGTGCATGGCGATGTAGCGGGCACGCGTGGTGGCGATCTGCTCGTCCGTTGAGTCCGGGTGTCGCATCAGCTTGAGAACATTATGTTCGAGTTGTTTTATGTTGGCTGCCATGCTTTTGTACAGTCTGCGCGCACGCTGACGCGGCGATTCAGTGGGTGCGGCGTCGCTCATTTTGCGTCGGCTGCGTTTGACCAGTGTTGCATGCTGCCACTATTGCCAGAAAACGTGCAACTGGCAAACGTTCAAACTGTTGGGTCATGGCCCGCAAGCAATGATCAAGAAATGCAATTTCGATACGTGGGTCCATACGTTACTCCTTTAGTTGATACTTGCCGTCCACCAGAACGGCGCCATTGGCCAGTGCGAACTCACGGGCCCGTCGGGTTGTCTGCCCGTCTTCCTCATGGTTGAGGAATGGGATTAGATACTTGACTGCTTCACTCAGTGGCGCAATCGGCGAACGGCTGCGCTTGGCGAAACCTTCCACTTTCTTTACTGAGTGAACTGGCTTTGGCCAATGCGGTGCAATGTCTGGGTACTTCTTCAGTATCAACGACCGCACAATTCCACTTAGTGGCTGGCGATGCACCAGCGCTAGCTCGCGCACCTTGGCTTCCGTCACGTTGACGGACTTTAAAAACTCTTTGGTCAACGATTCCACTGAGTGTGGTGGATGTGTTGGGACGTGTTCGCGCAGTGCCAGTTGCGCGGCTGTTGGGCATGAAATGGTCAAGGCCATAGGTTTGTTCTCGCAAGTTGAATCAAATGAAAACCTTTATTATATGGGGTTTGCGGGGGTATTGAGCAACGAGACGTCAATCCGTCGAAGCCGCCGTAATTCTTGGGGTCATGTGGCATATGTCCACTTAGTAAGATTTAGTGGGTTACGTTACTCAGTAGAGACACGCCACATGACCCCATGTCAAAGCCCTCGCGTGGAAAATGAATATTTACTCTTACTTATTATATAGTTTACTCAATATGGCAAAAATCCGCATAAACACGTGGTTTTATTGAGTTACTTTTAGAGATGGTTGAAAAAAGCCACCTAGTGACTAAGTGGCTACCTTGAGTTTACTCAGTGACTTACTAAGTGAGCTGTGCCGGCAACTGTAAACTTGGATATGTTGCGCGTAGCTACAATGACGCGCTCGCCGCGTGTCGACCCGGTAACCTTGGGATTGCCGCATCCATGCACACGAGCATGGGCGTAAGTATCGACAGCTGTGAAGCTGCCTGCATTCACTAAGTGAACACGTTTAGGTGGTAACTTTGTACCGCGATTGATGTGCATGTAATGCTCCACGTTTTGCGTCAGTCTGGGTTGACCAGTGCTGCGCGCAAAAAAAAAGAACGGGCCTCGCGGCCCGCCCTCCTTACTCCTTGGCTTCCACCAAGTCGTACTTCTCGCTCAGGATTTCACGAGCATGGAACTCCGCAGCTGCTTTGACCATGTGGTCCAGCAAAGCTTTGCCATGCACGGGAATTCCCTCGCTGTTAGCGTCGTTCGCCTGCTTTGTCAGAGTATCCAAGAATTTGTCAAACTTCGCGGCAATCTCCAGCACGCTAACCGCTGGAGCTTCGGGCTTTGCTTCCTCCCATGGCTTCGCCATGAGACGTTCGCGCAGCTCAGGTGTATCAGCCTTGCCGAGCTTATGCATCTTGTCGTAGCTAAAGGTTTGCTTACCCTTAGCAATGAACATGCATCCATTGAGCTCAAACCATGCACGCAGCGAAGCCTTGCGGCCTTGCTTGCCGATAGCGTCAACCAGCTGATCAGCAAGCGTTACATCACCATGCAACACGGCATGGATGACGCATTCAACCGCACACGCTTGCACGTCACGGGTGATTTTGGCCGCTTGTTTGCCGATCGAACCGATGGCCTTGAGAATTTCAGTTTTTTGCATATAACACTTTCAAAAATAAGGGAGATAAGAGGACCGGCTATTCGCGCCGCCGGGTAATGGCGCGTTGCATCTAAGGACGTGCAACTATCCGCCGACCTGTCACGTCGGGCCTTTACACGGATAAGGTTTTGCCGTGCACTTCAGGGGATAGGACCGCGCCATTCAATCGCGCCGGATATACCCTTTGATTCCTAGAGCCGCCGCGGTGTAGGCACACTATGGGCGTGCCTATCCCCACATGCGGATAGCGTAGCGGCGCAGCAATCCTCGCGCCCTTTCGGGCCGGCGCACCTCGCAGAGAGTAATCTCGATCTGCTTAAGGCTGTCAAAACCGGACAACGGGGGGGCAGATGGCCAAGAGTTCCTTGAGCTTTAGCTCACCCCTTCAACACATAACGTTCCCAAAAATAATAACCCTACAATTTAGTCAACTATTCCGAAGCCGTAATTTCGGCATCGACCTATTTTTCCAAGGTACCCCCCATCAAAACCGCCGCCAAAAAAATTTTCAGAAAATTCCGCACTCCAGTACACTCAGTGAACTTCGTAAGCAGAAAGGCTTAACGTGAACCTTGACGACATCCCCGACAATTTCACCATCGAGACCGGTTGGAAACCCAAATCGCAAGTGGACATCCCACCTGAAATGATTGTGGCCATCGCCCAAGGGCTCGAAGAACCCGACGAAATTGCTGCGCGTCATGGATTTACCGGCGACAAGTGGGAAAAACTCAAAGTCTGGAAGCCGTTTGTTACGGCAGTGGCCGAGCACCGGGCCGAACTGGAGCGTTCGGGCTACACGTTTCGGGTCAAAGCGCGGTTCATGGCCGAAGATTTGCTGGAAGAAACGTTCGTCAAAGCCAAAAACCCGGAAACATCACTGGCCCAAAAGCTCCAAGTGACCCAGTTTCTGACCCGAGTGGCAGGGTTGGAACCCAAGGAAGACAAATCCGGTTTGGTCGGCGAAGGTTTTAGCGTTACGATCAATATGAACGGCGCCAATACCACCATTTCAGGGGCATCAAATGGCGTTTCAAACAAAAATTTGTCCGAAATCGAAGATATAACCCCAAAAAACGGGGGTTACGTAATTGCGCCGTTGATCGACCCCACGCTTTTTGCAGAGATGGCGGCTAACCACGATGATTGACCACACCGAACTGCCCCTATATTCCATCCAAGCCACCCACAAGTGCATTGTGTGCGGGGCAGAATGGCGGTTTAACCCGGAATGGGTAACCCCAAGTGGTCGAACGTTCGGACCGTCGTGGTCCGTCAAGAGTTTAAAGCACGGCGACTGCTGCGAAACCGGGGCTATGGACATGATCATGATTCCGCTGGACTCCGAAGTCTATGAAAGTTAACTACGTCGCAGCCGCCATCAGTGCGGCGTTCATGAAGTCCGATGCCAACGTACGGTTGTTGATGGGACCGGTGGGTTCGGGCAAGTCAGTGTCAAGCATCATGGAGATTTTTCGCCGGTGCAGCGAAATGCCGAAGTGCAAAGACGGCTTTAGGCGCTCTCGTTGGGCCATTATCCGTAACACCAGCCAGCAACTGCGCGACACCACGCTCAAAACATGGTTTAACTGGTTCCCTGACGGCATTGCAGGCACGTGGCGGGTGGGCGACAAAGTGTTCCTTATCAACATCGGGGACATCCGGGCTGAAATTCTGTTTTTGCCGTTGGATACCCCGGACGACCAGCGCAAACTGCTGTCTTTGGAGCTCACTGGTGTGTTCGTCAACGAAGCGCGTGAGGTGCACCCGGACCTGATCATTGCCGCACGGTCGCGCCTGACACGATACCCCAGTAAAAGCATGTTGGCCAAAGACCCGATCACCAAGAAAGTGCCGAAATACTGGTCCGGGTTGATCATGGATACCAACCCGCCGTCGGAAGACTCGTGGCTCTACGAGCAGTTCGAGGTCATTAAGCCCACCGGGTGGGAGTTGTACCGCCAGCCGTCGGGCCTGTCGCCGCAAGCAGAGAACCGGGAAAACCTCGGTGACACGTACTACGAAGACATGATGGCCGGCGCCACGGAGGATTTCATCAGGGTCCACGTGCACGGGGAATACGGCCGGTCGCTTGTCGGGCGGGCGGTTTATGAGAAATCATTTGTCAAGGAATACCACGTTGCGCTTGTACCACTTCGGGCTATCGAGTACGACCTGTACCCCATCATCATTGGAATGGACTTCGGACGCACCCCGGCAGCAGTGCTTTTGCAAAGGGATGCTCGGGGGCGGATATTGGTGCTGGACGCCCTCTATGTGGAAAACATTGGACTCAAAGGCTTCTTGCAGTACCACCTCAAACCCCTGCTGTCCGAAAAGTTCTCGGCCAACCGGTACCTCATAAGCGGCGACCCGGCAGGCTGGGCCAAAAGTCAGTTAAATGAACAGAACGTTGAGGACGTTATCAAGGAAGAAGGACTGCGCTGCGTGCGCGCGCCGACCAACGACCCGACCAAACGCATCGCATCCGTGGAAAAAGCACTCAGTGGACAGGTCAACGGTGGAGCTTTGCTGTTGTTCAGCTCGTCAGACACCTCTGCCGGCATGAAGCACCTCAACCAAGCCATGTACGGCGGGTACAAATACAAGCGCAAAAAAGACGGGTCGTACGAGTCCGAGCCGGCCAAAGACGAGTTTAGCCACGTCAGCGACGCGTTGCAGTACGGAGTCCTGTGCATCGACAACGGCGGCTCGGCCGCGGCCTTTGGAACCACGCGTCGACAGGTAAAGGTTGCGCCCAGCATAGGATGGACATAGAATGCGCGAATGTACCCCCACCTTATCGTGCTTCCTGCCATGTTCGGTTACGAGCTGGGGTACCTTGGCGCGGGCACGCTGGTGTCTTTGATCTTCATTGCCAAAGGGATTTACGATGACTGCATCCGAGATACTGCAAAAAGGTAACAACCCCACTACGCCGGTAACCATGGAAGGCACCATGGATTTTTACCGCAAGGCGCTCACAGGCGGCAAAAGCGCAGGGGCCACAACTCCCGGCGACATGCGCGTTGAGCAGCGACTCAAAGAAGCTGGCGTTTCCACACTTCCTGACGCCCCGGCCCCTGCGCCAAACCCCAACGCTTCCAATTACGTTGACCCCGCCACCAATATCCGCTTTGCAAACGGCGGACCCATCAAAGGAAAACCCATGATCAAGCACCCTAATATTCACCAAGACGCTCACACTGCGCCACCTCCCCACGCCCAGTCCGCAGCAGCTGCGCCGTCTGCGTTAATGATGCCAGCTTCGGCTACCGGCGCCTCCATTGGCCCTCCACCCGCAAGTGCGCAACAAGCCAACCCCGGCGGTGGTTTTGCAGATGGCGGACCTATCCGTGGAGGACGTCAAGCTCCTAAAAAGCCAAACCCATCGTTCCAGCCGTTTGGCACAAAACCCGGCGCAACACCGGCATAATGTTGTACATTACCCACCAGTAACTTCGGAGAATCCCATGAAGGCAACCAATTCAGACCAGTTCGTCAACCTAGGCCCCGTTGGCGGCATGGGCGGCTCCGCTACCCCCGGCGGCTACAACCAAGGCAACATGATTGCCGGTGTGCGCGGCCCGAAGGGTGATTCAAGCCCAAAAATGGCCGGCAGTCCCGGTGCTGGCAAATTCGGCAACATTCTGGTGAACTCTGAGTTTCCCGGTGCTGGTTCCGAGACCGCCGCACCCAAAGGCATGTTTGCCCAAGGCGACATGGTTACTGCCAAGTATGGTCCCGGCTTTCCGGCGGCTCCCGGTGACGGTGACGGCGCCAAAGGGGGTGTCAAGACTGGCGGCAACATCTTGGGTACTGCATTGGACGACCAAGGCAACCCCCGCGGCGCACCGGCTGATTCCGGCTACGCCCAAGGCGATGAGTTTGCCGCCATCAGCAAAAAGAAAAACAAGTAAATGGCTGGTCTACTGCGCGTCGAGAACAACGCGCAGCTTGACGCACGGCAGGCCGCCGAGCAGGCTGCGCAGGACACCCAGAACCAACCGGTCATTCTGGGCCTAGCCGCGCACCTTAAGAAATTGTGGGAACCGGCCAAGCGTGCCAAACTCCCCATTGAGACAAAAATGTTCTCGGCTTTGCGTCAGCGCAACGGCCAATACGAACAGACAGTGGCCAACGCCATTGCCCAGCAGGGCGGCTCTAGCGTGTACATGATGATCACGGAAACTAAATGCCGTGGGGCAGAAAGCTGGCTGCGCGATATTTTGTTGGAAGATGGCAAGCTGCCTTTTCAAGTAAGCCCCCCGCCGGACCCGCAACTTGAGCCTGACGATATGGAGCGCGTGCAAACTGAATTTGCACAAGCCATCATGCAAAAAGTTCAGCAAGGGCAACCGTTGGACCCTTCATCGCAGCAAGACCTCAAAGAGATTGCCGAGCAATCCATACGCGCTGAAATCATGGAAGAAGCGCAAGAAACCGCTGACGCCATGCAAACCAAGATTGAGGACCAATTCGCCAAAGGCGGCCTGATCGAAGGCTTCAACGCGTTCATTAGTGACTTGGCAACGTACCCCAACGCATTCCTCAAAGGCCCCGTTGTGCGCAGAAAACGCACTATGGCGTGGGCCAAAGACGCTACCGGCAAATGGGCGCCGCAGGTGCAAGACACTTTGATGCCCACGTACACCCGCGTGGACCCATATAGGTTCTACCCCGAGCCGGGCGTCACCGACATCAACGAAGGCTATGTGTTTGAGCACCATCGCTTGAGCCGCCCGGAATTGGCGGCGCTCAAAGGCGTGCCGGGGTATGACGACGCCGCAATCGACTACGTGCTTGCGCACATGCCCGGCAGCAGCACGGGCACATGGCTCAACCCTAACTACCAGCTGCAGGCTACGCTGGAGCAAAAGTTCAACATCTGGGACCGCCCGACCGCCGTGGTCGATGCGCTGGAGTTTCATGGCAAAGTAGCCGGCAGCATGTTGCTGGAGTGGGGAATGGACCCAAGCGACGTGCCGGACCCATCCATGGAGTACGACGTCAGCGCATGGCTGATCGACAACTGGGTCATCAAGGCCACGCTCAACTACGACCCGCTGGGCCGTAACCCTTACTACACGTCGTCATTTGTCAAGCGTCCGGGCGCTTTTTGGGGCTCGTCCATCCCCGAGCTGATTGAAGACATTCAAAACATGTGCAACGCCGCGGCGCGTGCGTTGGTCAACAACATGGGCTTGGCGTCGGGCCCCATGGTTGAGGTCAATGTGGACCGTCTGCCGGCTGACGAGGAAATCACCACGCTTACTCCGTGGCGCATCTTTCAAGTCACCAACGACCCGTTGGGCTCTGGCCAACCTGCCATTCGGTTCAACCAGCCCCAGAGTAACGCACAAGAGCTGATGGAGGTGTACACGCACTTCACAAAGCTGGCAGACGACCAATCCGGCATTCCGGCCTACGTGTACGGCGACATGAACGTGCAGGGCGCTGGCCGCACGGCATCTGGCTTGTCAATGCTCATGGGCTCGGCCGGTAAAGGCATCCGGCAAGTCATCATGCATCTCGACATGGACGTGATTGGCAAATTGGTCAAAGCCCAGTACGACTGGAACATGCGATACGTGGACGACGACAGCATCAAGGGCGACTGCACCACCGAACCAAAAGGCGCGATTCAGTTGGCCACCAAAGAGCAGCTCGACGTGCGCCGCGTGGAATTTTTGCAGGCCACAGCCAATCCTATGGATTCTCAGATCGTGGGCATCCCCGGGCGCGCGGCTATCCTGCGCGAAGTTGCCAAAGGGCTCAGCATGCCGGTGGACGACATTATCCCCAGCAAAGAAAAGCTAGAGCAAATGCAAAAAGAGCAAGAAGCTCAACAGGCGCAAGCACAGGCCCAGCAAGCGCAACAGGGCAAGCCCGGCGGCCCACCCGCTACCGGGCAGGGGCAGCAACAGCCGGCGCAAGGTGCTCCGGTCAACCCCGGCGGGGCGCCCATGGGTGGGCAAGACGCAAACACTGTCACCAATCAAAACACTGGACACTAGGAGCCCACCATGACCGACGAAGTTTTAGCCGACCCGACCGCCGCTGCCGACACCGCCGTGGCTGTCCCATCAGCACCGGACTTTATTAACGACCCACTTTACGCACAAATGCAGGCCCGGTTTCAAACCGTGCAAAATGGTGCGTACGGGCGGCTGGAGCAAATTCTTGCCGAAGTGCGGTACTTGATCAACCTGTAAGGACCACCATGGCTGCCTTTACCCCACAAACCACCAGCACGTACCAGTTCACCGTCGGTACGACGGCCATGAATATAATTTTGCCTGCGCGCCCGGGCACCATCCGTATTTTGAACGCTACGGCGGCCAACATTCTGTACGTGGAGATTGGCGGGGCTACAGCAGTCGCCCCTGTCGCTGCTACGGGCACGGGCAACGTGGCGCTCGCAGCCGCTGGGTCTATGCCTTTGGCTGGTGGCGCTGGCTCCATCCCACTGCTTTTGGAAAAGGGCGGCTCCCAGATGTTGAGCATGGTCGCCTCCGCAGCAAGTACCCAAGTATTTATTACGTTGGGGCTTGGTGACACGGTTGGCTAAGTGTGATATAACCCGCAACAACGGCGTATTCTGGTAGCAATTCGCAAGCCGGTCACCGTCAAGGAGTAAAACATGCGTTACGAAGATTTTGCAACAAACTTAATGCGTATTGGCGAAGGTCGCGGCATCCCGGCTGCTGGACGTTTTGCTACGACTGAACGCGCGGTCAGCTCGGTGGTCACCGTCACGCTTACTCCCGTATCTGTTGCGACTATTACTGTCGCCGCCCAAACGTTTACCGGTATCCCGGGCGTCGAACTTAACGACATTGTTATTCCTGTGCGCACTCCCAACATTACGGCGACTGCGATCACTTCTGTGCAGCCGACCGCACAGAACACCATTTCTGTAAGCTTCATCAATCCAACCGCTGGTGCGCTTACCCCCACTTCCGGCGCTTACACGTTCTTGATTATCAAGACGCAGTAACATGAAACTTAACGCAGAACAAATTAAACTCTTTGGGAATCTGGCCCGCCAGTTTCCCGAGTTTGGAGATTTTTTGTCTGCGTGGAGACAGAAAGAATTGGAGCAGTTGCCGTACGCGGCCGCTGCAAATTTGGACGTTACCCGTGGCCGCGTCCAAAGCCTTACTGAGCTTCAGAAGGCCCTTTATGGTCACCGTGATACTCCTTAGCAATAGAAAGGCAAGGAAATGGCAACCCTCCCAGCGCAGATTCAACGGCAAGTAGACGCCGCACAGGCACTTGTGGACGCGCAACGCGCACCAACAAACCCTCCTGAAGCAACGAAAACCGCAGCCCAAGAACCTGTAGCGACTGTCACGTCGCAGGAGCCTGCCCGTGTTGAAGATGAAAATAGCCAGACCTACGCTCAGCGTTGGCGCTCGCTGCAAGGAATTCACAATTCCACTAAGCAACGCCTTGACGCTTTGGAAGCGCAAAACCAACAGCTGCAACAACTAGTGTCCTCGATGCAAACCGCACCGGTGACCAGCATGGCAAACAAGCGATTCTTGACTGAACAGGACACGTCCGAATATGGTCAAGACATGGTGGATGTTATGCGACGCGCTGCCCGCGAAGAACTCGTAGACTTTGCAGGCGCCGTGGGGTCACTGAAAGCTGATATTGACGGGCTTCGGCAAGTCGTACCAACCGTGCAACAGTTGTCCCGGGAAACACAAGTAAGTGCGCAGGAACGCTTTTTTAGCGCCCTTGCGTCGGCAGTGCCGGATTACGAAGCTATCAACGCTTCGCAACAATTCCGGCAATGGTTGCTGTCCGCTGACCCAATGACTGGCATTTTGCGCCAGACTTATTTGGCAGACGCGCAACGTTCTGGTGACGTAGTTCGGGTGGCAAGCATCTTTAATACGTGGAAATCTCTCGCTGGAACTCAAGGTCAGACGACTACTCGGCGCACCCCGCAACAAGAACTGGAGCGCCAACAAGCGCCCGGCCGCAACCTAACTGCAGCCCCGGTGGAAAACCAAGGCCGTATTTGGGACCCACGCGAAATTTCTGCTTTTTACGATCAACGTCGTAAAGGTGAATGGGCGGGGCGGGAAGCTGAGTATAAGGCGCTTGAGCAAGACATTTTCAAAGCGCAGGCCGAAGGACGAATCGTCCGTAAAGCCGCATGATTTTCTATTTTTAAGGAGTATTTCAAATGCCATTTCCCGTAACTGGCGGTAGTGCAAATTACACCGGTAACTTTATTCCAGAAATCTGGTCGTCGAAGTTGATCGCCAATTTCTATGACGCCACAGTTCTGGCCGCGATCGCCAACACCGATTACAGTGGTGAAATCACTGGTTTTGGTGACAAGGTGAACATCCGTACAACCCCTGAGTTGACCATCCGTGACTACCAGAAGGGCATGCAACTGCAAGTTGAGCGCCCTGACAAACCAAAGATCGTTCTGAACATCGACCAAGGCGATTACTTCGCTGCCGTCGAAGACGACGTGGACCGCATTCAGGCCGACATCAACTTGATGGACGCTTGGACCCGTGACGCTTCGGAAAAAATGAAAATCAAGATCGACGCCAAAGTCTTGACCAACATTTTGCCGAGCGTCTCCGCGTTGAACCAAGGTACTGCCGCTGGCCGTATCTCTGGCAACATCAACTTGGGCGTGACCGGCGCACCTGTTCAGCTGACCAAAACCAACGTGGTTGACTACATTGTTGACTGCGGCGCGGTGCTGGACGAAGCCAACGCCCCTGAGACCGACCGCTGGATTATTATTCCAGCGTGGGTTGCAGCCATGATCAAGAAATCCGACATCAAGGACGCTTCTTTGTCTGGCGACAGCCAAACCCCGTTGCGCAACGGCCGTCTCGGCACGCTGGACCGCTTCACCGTGTACGTCAGCCACAACTTGAACCGCGTGATTGATTCGTCTGGCCCACAGTCGTTCTCCATCATGGCTGGTCACAAGATGGGCCTGACTTTTGCTACCCAGATGACCAACATGGAATCCATTCGTGCTGAGTCTACTTTCGGCAGCATCGTGCGCGGCTTGCAGGTTTACGGGTATCAGGTTGTCAAGCCTGAAGCTCTGGCCCGCCTGTACGTCCGGCAGTAAAACTAACACCGAAAAAGGAGTAATCTGAAATGGCTGCAAACTATGTAACCGACCAACTGGGTCGTGTCCTGACCACGGTGTTCACCGACTACCGTGGCGATGCGTCTATCGGCGGACCAGAAATTCTGGAAACCACGATTGACTTGTCCATCATCGGCTCCAACACCACGTTCTCCAACGTGAGTAGCCGTACCACTCTGCCCAACGGCGGTTTGGGATTGGCCGCTGGTGACTCGATTGACGTAGCGGTTTTGCCCTACAACTTTCAAGTCCAAGCGGTCCAGTTCATCGCCGACACCAACGCCCCAACGCCCGACATCATTCCAACTGGTGTGCAGGCTACTGGCGCGGCTGGTACGTTGACAGCGTTGACTTACAGCTTGGGCCGCTACTTGGTGTCCACGGCTGACCGCGCCACGGCTATTACCGTGGGTGCTGGTGTGCAGGGCGGTGCTTTCACTGGCTCCGCTACCACCTACGCCAGCGCGGCCAACTTGATCACCGCTTCTGCGATGAACGCCTCTGCGTTGGTCTATACGGCTGGTACCGACTACCTGCCATGGATTAACACCGGCACTGGCTCCATCGTGACCGGCACTCAGGCTGGCGTGTATGTGCTGCGCTTAACGGTCGGTGCCTTCACCGGTACTGCTACCAACTTGAAGACCGGCAAATTCCGCTTCCGCATTGCTGGTATCGCTTACAACATCTAAACAATGTTGTGACTTGAAAAAGCCCCCTCACGGGGGCTTTTTTCTGCTATATTCCCCAAAGATTTCAGGAGTTACCGCATGACGCACCGCTTCCTAAAACACGTTGAGTCCGGCGTAATCTACATGTACGTTGAACCGTGGATTGGCCGTGAAGGGTTTATTGAAGTCGCCAACGCCGCCGGTGACCCACTTCCTGAGCCAAAAGGCGAGGCCGTGGTAAACCTTGGCAGCCGCCGCAAACCAAAAGTTACCGCAGAGCCTGCGCAGGAAATGCCCACTGAGTACGAGTTGGCGCAAGCCGGCTTGTCCGCTGACGCTTCGCGGGGCTTGTAGTGGCAACTTTCCTGATGTCCCAGTTGGTCGCGGACGCGCGCATTGCCGTGCAAGACTTGGGCGTCTTGGCCACTCCCCGGTTTGCCGACGCGCAGATATTGTCGTTGGCCAACCAGACACTCAAAGCCATGGCGGTGCTGCGGCCTGACTTGTTCGCGCTTGTAACCACCATGACCACGGTGCAAGGGGCGTACCAAACGGCGCCGGCCGACAGCATTCGGTTCATGGAAGCACTGCTTGTGGTGGGGGCTAACAACCTCAACGAAATCAATCGTGAAGCGCTGGACCTGATGAGCAACAACTGGCAGACGCTCACCCCAACTACGCCGACCAACTGGATGCGCCACCCGCGCAACGCCAACGCTTTTTTCACGTACCCACCTGCTGCCGCCGGCATTACCCTCCAGATCGAGTACGCCCAGTCCCCGCCGTTCTACGCGTTGACACAGGCCCCGGCCATCATGCCGGATGCGTACTATTCGACGCTCCTTGATGGCACTGTGGCCCGTCTGGAAATGACCGACAACGAGGCTTCCAACTCCGGCCGCGCAAAACTGATGAACGACATGTTTGTGAGCCAGTTGCAGACTAGCCTGCAGGCGCGCAATACGCTGGACAATGAAAGCGGTGGCGGCACCGACGACATTGCTTCACCACCGGGAGCTGTAACGTAATGCAAAAATTCACAGACATCGTTTTGGCTGCCAGCGGCGGCGGCACTGCGTCTCCACTTGGCAACGCCACTGTTACGGTAACGCAAGCGATCGGTGGCGCAACCGCCGCGATTTATTCAGACAACGGCGTCACCCCACTGGCCAACCCATTCACAGCAGACAACACTGGTCGCGTGTCGTTTTACGCTGCCGACGGACGATACACCATCACTGTGGCCAAGACCGGGTTTACCACGGTAACCATCGCCGACATCATCCTTGAAGATTCTCAGGACACTCTGACGTTCACGGACACCGGCACGCTTGGCGCATGGCAAAGCACGACCAACAGCTACAACCAGCTGATGATTCAAAACAAGAGCAACGGCAGCACAGCCAGCGCTAGTTACGTGTTTAACAACGATGTAGCAACTACTTCGACCAACTACGGTGAGGTGGGCATCAACAGCTCTGGGTACAGCGGCACAGGGCCTTTTAACCAGCCCGGGTATTGCTACGTAGCGTCGGCCACAACGCCCCTTGCGATCGGCACTTACAGCAACCAGCCGATTTACTTTGTCGTCAACAGCGGGGCTACGGCGGCAGCAACAATCGACACTAGCAACAGGCTGCTTGTTCCAAACGGTACCGTAGTCGCTCCTGTTGCGTTTGCTTCTTTGCCAGCGTCCCCCATTGCGGGGCAACGCGCAATGATCAACAACAGCGTTGCTGCACCTGCGTTTTTGTCAACCGCAGCGGGGGGTGGTTCTACAACCGTGCCAGTGTTTTACAACGGCACCGCATGGCTGGTGGGCTAACATGACCATCCTTTTATCCCCGTCGGTCGGCGGTACGCTAATCACGTACAGCTCGGTCTTTGGCGACATCATGGCCAACTTGTCCGGTGTGCCCGACGTGGTGTTGAACTTTTACATGAACAAGGTCGCCATTGACTTGTGTGAGCGCGCGAAAGTTTGGAGGGTCAATTACGGGGCGCTGCCGCTTACCCAAGGCACCTACGTCAACGGAGTGCAGACGGTCATAGCACCCACCACTTATTACGTCACGTCCCCTGTGGCCAACACAGAGTTGTCGGCTATTTTGCTGGCCAAGAACTACTTGACCACGGCTAACGATTGGCAACCGCTGGATATAGTGACCACTGAGCAGGTTTTTGAAGTGGCGCCGGATTGGCCCAGCATCAATGGCAGTGGGCAGCCCGTTGCAGTCACTCGGCTGGACGAGGCTTCAATTGCTGTAGTTCCGGCCCCAGATAACAACGACACGTACACCATTTACCTGTACTGCGCCATTCGGCCCACGCTTACCGCAACCACCATCGACAGCACCATCTACGCCACCTACCGCCGGGCCATTTACCACGGGGTATTGCATGAGCTGTTTATGATGCCTAAAAAGCCGTGGACCGACACCGATCGCGCCAAATACCACGGCGCTCAGTGGGAGTTCATGGTAAATTCCGCCCGGGCCCGGGCCAATAAGAGTTTCGGACGCGCTAACCTGACGGTTGTGCCGCAACCTTGGGCATAAAGGAAATACATGGCACAAGTTCTTTTAGCCAACAACGCGTACACAACACTGGCAATAGGTTGCGCATCCACTGACACGTCCATCACGGTCACGTCCAGCAGCTTGTTTCCGTCGGTGACGACAGCTTCGGGCAACTGGTTCTACGCCTGTTTCCAAGACACGCTGGCCAACTTGGAAATTATGAAGGTCACCAACGTGTCCGGCGCGGTGTGGACTGTTACGCGGGCTATCGGCGGCACAACCGCCCGGGCGTTCACGGCTGGTGCAGTTATCGAGCTGCGGGTTACCGCGGAAACGCTCAACGACGTGACGAACTACAACGTCGGCACCGTCGTGCAAAACTCGACGCAGATGTACCTGACCGCGGTGGCGGGCACCAACACCATCACTGCAACGCTGCCGGCGCCGTTTAGCGCGTACGCTGCGGGTCAAAAGTTCCATTTCATTGCTGCCGCGGCCAACACCGGGGCGGTGACCATCAACATCAACTCGGTCGGCGCCAAGTCAATTACGAAGAACGGCACAACCCCGCTGGCCACCGGAGACATCACGGCTGGTGCAGCGTACATCGTCATGTACGACGGTACAGAGTTTCAGTTGCTCGGCGGCGTAGGCGCCAACGGCGGGGTCAACCAGCTGACACAGGCCAACGGGTACACCGTCGCGGCAGGCACCGGCCAAGTGTTTGTGGGCCCAATCACGATACCGACCGGGCAGCAAGGCATTGTTCAAACAGGCGGAAGGTTGGTGATACTGTGACCATTACGATTGACGGCACCGCCGGTGTAACTTTTCCTGACACCTCAGTTCAACCAAAGTCGAGTTATGGGCCAGCGTTCAGTGCGTATCAGAGTACGTTGCAATCTGTACCCAATGCAACCCCAACCAAAATTCAATTTCAAACTAAAGAGTTTGACACCAATACGGCTTACGACAACGTAACGAACTACCGCTTTCAGCCAACAGTTGCAGGATATTACCAAATGTCAGGAAGCGTTGGGGTTGCAACGTCAACTGCAAATTTTGTTAATTCAATTTACAAGAATGGTGCAAGGTTTAAGGACAGTACTTTGGCGGGAAATGCAGCAAATGCCACATATAGCGTTCAAGTTTCTGCTTTGGTTTATTTGAACGGTTCAACAGATTACGTCGAGTTGTGGACTTCTCAAAGTTCTGGTGGTGCTTTGAATACCACAGCAACAAATTACCAGACCTACTTCCAAGGTATATTCATCCGAGGCGCATAACACATGACCACAACAACAATCCAAGCCCCCGGCGCTGGTGGTGACGGTTTCTCCACTACAGCAGGCAATGATGGAACCCTGACCATCGCAGTCGGGCCAACTGGCGCGAAGGTGAATGCAATGGTATTGGACGCAGCGGGTAATCCTACGTTGCTGAAAGCGCCTATCAATAACGCTGCTCCTTGTTTTAGTGCTAGTTATGCAGGAACAACAACTTCTACTTCTGGTGCAACTACAAAAGTTCCATACTCTATAAAAGATTTTGATCTTACAAATGCTTATGACAACACAACTAATTTTAGGTTTCAACCATTAGTTGCAGGTTATTATCAAATTATAGCTTCTTGTGCTTTTGGCGGGGCTGGTGCAAGTGCGGGTATTTCTCGTTTATATCTTAATAAAAATGGAGCCCAATATAAATATCAAGACATGTATTTTCCCACTACTTCAGTTCCTGTAAACAATTTGTCAGATATAGTGTTTTTAAATGGATCCACTGATTATATTGAAGTAACTGCATTTCAAAATACAGGATCAACTCTTTCAGTGGGCGGTAGTGCGTTATTAAACAAATTTCAAGGTGTTCTTCTTGTAAGGACTGCATAACATGGCTGTCGATATTGTTTTCAACAACGGTGGCGCTCAGTTTGCGGATGGAACTGTTCTTCCTTCGGGCGGCACACTTCAACAGCAATCCATCGGCGCATCAGTTGCATCCAATGCGCTGACTGTCAACTACAACGGTGGGCCTCTAGCCTTCCGCAACGCTACGCTGACCACCGGAACCCCTGTCAACATCCAAGTGGGTGCGCTATCCCTTGTCGTGCCATCTACGGCGACTCTGGGAACTGTTGCCACTATCCAAGCACAGTTGGCATTGCTTGTTGCTTACAACTCTGGTTCTCCGGTTTTGTGCGTTGTAAACATGGCAGGCGGCGTTAACCTTGATGAAACCACGCTAATCAGCCCAACCACAATAAGCACGGGCGCTACGTCTGCAAGCGTAATTTACTCCTCAAGTTCTGTAGGTGCTAATTCACCGTTCCGAGTGGTTGGTTACATCAACATCACAGAAGCCACGGCGGGTACTTGGCTAACTGCTCCGACATTGGTGCAGGGTTATGGCGGTCAAGCAATGGCTGCGATGCAGTCGCTTGGGTTTGGGCAGACTTGGCAAAACTTAACAGGAGGTCGTGCGGTAGGAACAACTTATTACAACACCACCAATAGACCAATAACTGTGGCGGCGGCTTTTACAAACTCATCTGCAAACACTTATTTCGGTTTAACAATTAACGGTGTTAGTGTTTATGCAGGTGCAAACAATAATGCTGGACAAGTTGGCGCATTTTCTATAGTTGTTCCTCCTAACGCTTCATATGTAACTATTACAAACACAGGAACATTGAATTTGATTAATTGGGATGAATTGAGGTAATTATGACTATCTGGATTGACTCAAACAACGTACTGCACGATGACATGGATGGTCAGGCACTGTCGCTACCTTCATGGCCGCAAGGCATGACTCAAGCAACGCAAGAGCAGATTACCGCCATCACGACTCCACCGACTTTAACTGCACAGCAACAAGCACTTGCCCAGATCGTTGCGATTGAACAGGCGAACCCTTTCACGCACCGTCATTTTCGAGATGCGTTTGACACGATTACGCAAGTGATCGTAGCGGTAAATCCGACTTACGACATGAGCAAGATTCCCGGTTTTGCGGCAGTTGCGTCGGTGGAGGCGCAAATAGCGGCGCTCAGGAGCAACTTGAAATGACCAACTTCCAATATTGGCTTTGCTTCCACTTTGCTTCATTGCCCGTGATGTGGGTGCTGTTTTACTTTTTGTATCACACGCTCAAGGGTGACACAACCAAGTACGCGCCTATTTGGATTATTGGTGTGGTGGTGGACGTCTATGTAGACGTCTTCTGGGGGAGCCTGATTTTCTTGCAATGGCCTTCGCTTGAGCGTTTGTTTTTCTCTGCTCGACTTGATGACCTGATTCGCAATGGCACGGGCTGGCGCAAGGCTCTTGCCATTCAGATCGTCGGCAGGTTCTTGGAACCATATGACCTGTCAATTCCTAAACAACATACCACATACGGCTTGTACCCCGTTAACATTCACTTCTCTGGAGTTTGACCTGTGAACCCGCAAGAAACACACGATGCGTTTATCAAAGTAGCGATCGCTTGGACCGCCATGGCGCTAGGTGCATTTACACTTTCGCAAGCCGTGCTTTGCGCTACGTTGATATATACCGTTTTGCAGATTTTTATACTGCTGTACCGAGTCTTTAGGGGAAAAATATGACGTGGACTTACGAACAAGCTACGGGTAATTTACTAGACCCCAATGGGGTACTGGTAGCTACGGGGTACGCTGGAGGAAACTGCGGCAAAAACCCTGAAGGCAAGAACAACCCGGACATGCAAGACCAGCCCTGCATCGGTCCTTTGCCGCAAGGTGTGTATAGTTTTTCGGAAACTGAAGACTCCCCCACGCTTGGCCCCTTTGCCATTATCTTGGTGCCCAACGCCGCCAACGAGATGTTTGGCCGGTCCACGTTTCGCATGCACGGAGACAGCATTTCGCACCCCGGCGCTGCGTCTGAAGGTTGCATCATCATGCCGCGGTCCATACGCGAAAAAGTCTTTGGAAGCGATGACGACACGATCACAGTGGTGCGCGGATGAAACTTCTGGCCTTTCTCGACTACCCGGGGCGCAAATGGTGCCTCATGGACATGGTTACAAACCATCAAACGGGCAAGTTGCGGGAGACTGCTTTTTTCTCTGTATTGGGCAAATTTTCGGTGCTGTGGGCGTACATTAAATACGTTACCGCACAGAACTATGAGACGATGACTGCTGTGATGGCCGGCATTTTGATTGTGCATGAGGTCGTCAAGGCGTACCAAAATCAGCAACAGCAAAAACTGGACAAGACCAATGCCACTCAGCCTACTTCTTAATCCGCGCGTCTGGATGGCAATAATTTTGGTCGTGCTGGAAGCCATGGGCGGCTGGAAGCTGTACCGGATGGGTACCCGTGCCGGCGACGAAAAACTCGCTGCGTACAAGGCTGAGCAGACCCAACTGCAGCTTGATGCCGAAGTCAAAGCGCGCGCCAAAGAGACTGAATTGATCAACACCAATCAGAAAGTGACGGAGAACTATGAATCGCTTAAAACTGCTACCGCTACCGCTGTTGGCGCTCTTGACGCTGAGCGCGTGCGGCTCATGTCCCGCCTTGCCGCCGCCAGTGGAGCCCCCAAAGATTCCGGCACCGGACTCGTCCTTAATGCACCCCCCCAAGACCGGATTCGTGATCAATGCCTCGGACGATATGAAGAAGTGGCAGGAGATGCTCAAGCCCTGAGCGATCAGGTCGTTGCGTTGCAAAGTTACATCCAAAAAGAATGTAAATAATGGGCGCAATATCCATAATGAAATTTCTGGGGGAAGCGCCCAAGCTCGACCCTGAATTGCTGCCCAACTCCGCGGCGCAAATAGCCACCAACGTCAAGTTGTTTTCAGGCGATTTGACGCCGTACAACCAGTCGTCGTTGGTGCAAGCGCTGCCAAAAACCGGCCCCATCACGTCGGTGTACCCTATCGACAACGGTACCGGCGGTTTTTACTGGTTGCACTGGAACACAGACGTGGACGCCATACGCGCGCCGGTTCCCAACAACTCGGTCGGGCTGGCCAATGACCAGCGCACGTACTACACCGGCGACGCCACTGGCAACGGAGAGCCCAAGGCAACAACGGCAACTCTGGCGATCACCGGGGCTGGTACTGCGTACCCGTACACGTATTACACATTGGGTTTGCCGGCACCGCTTACCGGGCCCACTATATCGGCGACTTCGTTTGCCCCCATAACCTTGTCCACGTTGCCCACCCGCGCGGTGTCCGGGGCGGCCTTGGTGACTGTTACGACTCCTTCTGCGCACGGGCTCAACACCGGCGCATACGTCACCATTTCCGGCGCTACGGGCGACACATCGTTCAACGTCACCAACGCTCAGATCACGGTCACTGGCACCACCACGTTTACATACTACGCCGCCGGCGCAAACACCACCGCCGCGGGCACGATTGTGGTCAACCTTGGTGGTCTATCCACCGCGCGCACTTACGTCTATACGTGGATTACCAAGTGGGGTGAGGAATCCGCGCCGTCACCGGTGTCGAACACGCAGTTTGTTTACGAAGGCCAGACGGTTACGGTAAGCGGGCTGCCAACCACATTTCCTACGACTGGTGTGTACGCCGGCGGCGTGTACCAAACCACGGGCATGACGCTCAACATCTACCGCACCGTAGCGTCCACCACTGGCACCACATACTATTTGTCGGGTAACGTAACGCTTGGCACCACAACATTTACCGACAATTTACCGCTGACAAGTTTGGTGACTTATTTGCCCTCGACGACGTGGTACCCACCGCCTGCCGGGCTCAAAGGCATACGGGCCATTCACAATGGCATTTTGGTGGGTTTCTTTGGCACCACCGTGTGCTTTTCGCAGCCCGGGCAACCGCATAGTTGGCCCACCGCGTACTACCAAGAAATTGGGCGCACTGTTGTCGCCGTAGGCAACGTGGGAACCACTGTGGTTGTGCTGACCGACGCCAACCCGTGGATTATTCAGGGCTCGACGCCGGCCGTGATGCAAAAGGTGCGCCTCGACACCAACATGCCTTGCGTCTCCAAACGCTCCATGGTCAGCATGGATTGGGGGCTGTGCTACGCCACGCGCGGCGGTATCGCTGTGTTTTCGTTGTACCAAGGCGCATCGCTGCCAACAAGCTACGTGTATGACTGGGACAACTTTCGCACCATCGTTGACCCAACAACGATCACGGCCATCCGGTACAACAACAAGTACATGGCGCAGCATTCGCAGGGCATGTTTATATTCGAGAAAGACGACCATACCGGCGGCTTCCTGACCGAAACAAACCAAGGCACGACTGCGCTTTACTACAACACCAACACTGCGCAGGTATTTTTTGCGCAGGGCACGCCATCTTCGTTGTTCTTGTGGGATGACCCAACACAGCCGTACAACACCTTCCAATGGAAATCCAAGGTGTTTCGCACCAAAGACTTCCTGAATATCGGCGCGGCGCGCGTGATTGCCAACTTCGCCGGCGGCACGTCGGTGACCAACGCAAACGCGGCCATATTGGCCAACAACATCTCGTACATCAACAATCACATAACGGCCGGGCCATTGGCCGGCAGCGGGACCCGGTTTACCACCAGCCCGACAGGCACCAACGTGGACATCGGCGGCTCGCTTGGGCAGATTAAGGTTGCCGGCAGCCGCATAGCCCCGCAGCTCAGCACCACGTCGGCGCTAACGATGTATTTCTACGTCAACGGCACGCTTGCTTCGACGGCAACGGTTGTCAATGACACGCCGTTTAGGCTACCTACCGGATACCGCGTGGATAAATTCGAGGTGCAGCTTATCGGCAATGCGCCGGTGCGCCAAGTGCAGCTTGGTGAAACCCCAATGAGTTTGAAGGCTGTGTAATGGCGTCATTTGCACCAATCCCTGACGTGCCCTTGGAGGGCTTAAACGCGGCTGAAGCAAACTTGTTTCGCGCGATGAAAGAGAACATTGAAATTTTGTGCGGGCAAAACGCGCAGGCCAGCTACCACGCCATCACAAACGACGAAATTACCGTCGCCGCGCAAGCTAACCCGCAAATTGTTCCAATGACTTCCCTTGGGCTTGTCGCCGGCACCACGTACACCAACGGCGCCAACTTGGCAGCGCAAACCGGGGCCATCACAATCGTCAACGCACAGAGTTACCTAGCACTGCTTAACGACGTGCAGCAGTTACAAAATGCTGTCACATACCTCACAAGTGTTGTAAACTTGCTGATAACCCAGCTACGGAGCTAATATGGCTGCAAAACCGCAAAATAGATATGCTGACGGCGGCCAGATGCCCGGCCCGACCATGGGGATTCAATACGCTGACGGCGGCACGATCGCTACGTCGAGCGACCCAAACAGCCCTGCCAATCTGGATACACCGACCGCAGGGCAAAACTTTGGTGACTACCTGCGACAGCAGTCCGCGGGGGGCCAAGGCGTCGGGCTTCAGTACGCGCCCGTAACTGAAGCACCGCCCACTACGCCAGCTTACGCAAACACTAAAGGGGGTAACTCGACCCCCGGTGGCAATACTGCTGCTCCAGCGTCAGATGGAACCGGGGTTGCCGACGGTACTTCCGGCAAAATAGCCAGCACAGTTGGTACTTTGGCATTTGGCCCTGTAATCGGTGGATTGATGGGGTTTGGTACAAATGTGGCTGACGGGTATAGCACTGGTACTACGTCTGGCAACAGCCCAGCTTCAGCGACGTTTGGCGCAAATTTGTCGCAGTTTGGCCCTATAACGGCAGGAATGAACGCGTTATTTGGAACGCCTCTAGCAGACGCGCCCGCGGCTAATCCCGTAGCTGCAGACCCGGCGACAATGCAAGGGGCCACTATTTCTACGAACACGGACCCTGCGTTTGCGACCGCCACAAACACCTTTGCCGCTAACCCGACGCAAGCCGACCCAGCAACTCAGCAAGGCCAAGCGCCTACTGGTGGCGCACCTGCGGGCATTGGTCCTAATGGTATGACGGGCATGGATGGTAACCCGGGCAAATCTGCGGACGACGGCGGAGGCAATGGTAATGGCGGCGGAGGGGGCGGAGGGGGCAACGCAGGCCCCCATGGCGGTGAAGGGTCTGGAACGGGTGGTGCAGGGTACGCAGACGGCGGCCTTACGGGTGCGCAACAGCCTCAACAGCCAATGCCTGTGCAACAAGGTGCTAATCCGACAATGGCTACTGCTGGTCTGCAAATGGCCCCGGCCGGTGCTTCTGCGGGTAGCCCGCCCCCAGACATGCACCCGGCGATTGCCGCATTGCACGTTCAAAACAAACTGGCTAATCCGCAAGTTATGCAGGCCATTCAGACTGACATGTCTCAAGCTATTCAGTCAGGCCAAGTAAACCCGCAACAATTGCAGATGCTCGGTCAGCTTGCGCAATCAGCTATGCAAAACCCTGAACTTTGGCCAAAGTTGCGCCAATTCGCCATTCAAGCTGGGCTGCCAGACGCACCTCAGCTGCCCCAGCAGTTCAACCAGCAGTTATGCATGGCGTTGATGGCCGTATCTCAAGCAGCGCAACATGGTGACCGCCAAGGTGCGTTCAAGAACGGCGGCATGTTACATGGGCCGGGCACCGGCACCAGCGACTCCATCCAAGCGCACAACACAGATTCTGGTCAAGCAGTAAAACTCAGCAACGGCGAGTACATTATTCCTGCGGACGTGGTAGCCACGAAGGGCAAAGAGTTCTTCGACAACATAGTACGCAAGTACCACACGCCTGCGGCGATGCAGCCGCGCTAAGGAGTTTTTATGTCAATTTGGGATACTGCGTTAAGTTTTTTTACCGGTGGCGACGGAACAGACACATCGTCTTTACCGGACCTTGGCGGTGGAGTGCCTACAGACGCAGCTTCTGGGACTTTGCCAGCGTTTAGCGGAGCACCACTGGACGCGCCTTCTGCCGCAGCTGGAACAGACCTTGGTAATTTGGCGCAAACGGCGGCCACCACGTACGGCGGCCCCGGCGGGTTGGGGTATTCCGGCGCTGCTACGCCCGGCCTCGATCTGTCGGGAAGCGGCGTGAGCTCTGGCGTAGCAAATAGTTCGCCGGGCACCAACCTTGGACCCATAGGCTCTGGGGGCGGTGCGTACACTCCGCCCATTGACACCCCCGGCCCAGCCTCAACTGGTACAGACATGACCGGTGGCTTGGACAATGTCGGCAAATACCTGAAACAAAACCCTCAGTTGGTGAATGCGGGGTTGAACTTGGCCAACTCGTTGACGGCCAACCACAGCGTCCCTCAAGGGTACCAAACCGCGGCCGACGTGCAAGCGCAAGGTAACGCGTCAAATCAAGCCACCGCTGCTGGCAAAACCGCCGTGGGCAACTCGTTGATTGGGCAAGCGCCGTATCTGGCAAACAATGCATTAGCTGGCTCCATGAACTCGAATGCCGCCACGGGTTCGGCTTTGCAGACCCAGCTTAATCGTGAGGGTTACCATGCAGGTGACCCGCAATACGACAGCGCCATGGCTCAGCACGCTACCACCGCTTCCCAAAACAACGGAACGGCGTGGGCGCAAGGGCAGTCTGCAATGGGCGCGCAAGAAACGCAAGGTGCAGGATTACTCACCGCATACACTCCGCAAGTGGGCGCTGACACATCTCTGGGCGCGGCGCAGCAAACTTCGCAGAACGGCACAAACAGCACCAATACCGCTGTCGCGGCAAACCTTGGAAATGCCTACAACATTTACGCTGGCAACAGCAAAGACGGCTCAATCAAAAACGCCACTGATTCCACCGGCACTTAAGGGGACACCATGAGCCTCTATGGCAACGACAATGACTCGAACCAGCAGTACGCTGCGTCCCTGAAAGCGCTGCAAAGCTCTGACCAAATGACCCGTGACGCGATCACGGCTGGGCAGATGCGCCAACAAACTAATCAGTCTTTGGACCCTGCGGCCGCCAAAGGGCTGCCCACAGCAACGGGAGAGCAGCAGTTCCCTGATTCTGGGGCTACTAACGACGCGTCGGCTACCGCCCCCGGGGCTACTACTGTGCCTACCGGCACCGTTGGAACCAACCCTGTTAAGCCCACCGAGACGCCCGGGCAGATCAACTACGCCATAGCACCGGACTCGACAACCGCTGAACTTAACCGCCTAGCTAATTACAACAACCCGGGCAACGCCACCGCCATTGGGATGGGGCCAAACAACGTAAATTTAGGGCTTAACACCCCACAAGGGCAAGCGTTGCGGCTGCGTCAGCTCCAGATGCTTAACGGCTCTGATGGCAACATAATCGGTACCAACCTCCCCGGGGCCATAATTAGCCCTGTCGATACCGGCATCCCCCCTGCGCCTACTACGCTGGCTGAATACAACGCTGGCCGGTCTAACAAGCCTCCGGCCGGTGGAACACAAGCTACGGGAACCAGCTTGCCCCCAACGACTAACTCGTCCGGCCAAAAGCTCAACGCGTCTGATGCAGCGATGGCCGCGCAAGTCAATGGCGACATAGGGCGAGACCCGGGCGCTATTGCCAGAAACATTGCGGCGCTGCAACAAGACTTGCAAAAAGTCCCCGACGAAGCATCCAAGCAAATGATTCGGCAAGAGATTGCCGATCTTCAACGCCAAGCGCAAGGCCCACAAGGTACCTACACTGGGCCCAGCAAATCCATTGCTGCCGCAGCCCCCGGGTTACAAGGTTTGCCGCAAACCGCTTCGGCTGCGCCCGCCAATGACCCGTCCAAGCCCACGTTTGTTGGCCCCGGCGGGGCGTTCCAAATGCCCGGGACATATGACGATCGCACGATCGCAAGCCTGCGCCAGCAAGCCATGATGAGCGCGCAGCAACTTAAATTAGCGCAAATGCGATACCAAGCGCACCCCGAAGACCCCACCACCGGGCAAGCGTACATGCAAGCCCAGCAATCGCTTGGACAGGCGCAACAAGGATATTACGATTCGCAGATTTACATGACCACGCAGCAGGCGCAGGCTGGGGACATGAACGCGTTTAAGACTTTGTTCCAAGAATACACGTCGCGTGCAGGCACACCGATTCAGCTCGTACCCACAGGTAACGGGCAGTACGCTATGCGCGCGCAGAACGGCACGGTTATTACCACGGGAACGCCACACGACTTGGCGGGTACTATGGGCTTTGCTTTAAACCACAGCGCGCAACAAATGAGCGTTCAAGTTCAACAGGAAAAAGCAATGGCTATGGCCAAAGCTGCACCCGAGTTGGCCAAAGCGTACTACCAAGGCAACGTGGAATTGCTCAAACAAATGGGCGTCAACAGCTCGCAAGAGTTCCAAAAAGCCATCGAGACTGGCGCTATCAAAACTGTGTCGTCCAACGACGGAACGGTGTACGTTATCAATCCGAAAACAAACCAAGCGACGCCGCTTGGTGGCCCGGCCACTGGCAAATTTCCCGGTGCTCCCGTTGCCATTTCGTAGCCCCGGGCCTTAGAATAGGCCCAGTTAAGGAGTTGCAATGGCAGTTACGCCCGCCGCGAAAAATCCGGATACCTTTGCGAGTTCAAATCTTGCGGGGGGCAATAGCGCAACGGGGGCCGTCATGGGCCTCCCTCAAAATCAGCCGTTAGGTTCTGCCGGGCAACCCCCTGCGCAGTCCAGCATGCCGCAACTGCCGACAGGCCCGTCGGGGTTTGATAATTATTTCAATTCCCCTCAACAAGCCGCACCGCAAAATAACGACACCGTTATTCAGCAAATGTATGCGCAACAAGCAGGCAACGCGCAAGCCAACACGCAAGCTTTGTTGCAACCCCAAGCGTCTCAGCCAAGTTACGCGGTATCTGCGGACGACAAAAGCATTCTGATCGGTGGCAAAAGCTACGATATTGATAGCAACCCGACGGCTGTGTGGAACGCGGTTAATTCACCCGACGGCCAACAATCCGCAACGACGGCACCTCCCGGTTACAAACTGGTTCCAGCCAAACTTGTATCGGGTTATCTGCAAAACATCAACCACGGCACGCTTAGCAACGCGTATCAAGGCGTCAAAGAATTGGCGACACGCGCGCCCGGGGCGTTTTTAAATACTGCTGGCGATGCTGCTCAATGGGCTGGCGCAGACACTGTGGGTCAGGGGCTCAACAACGCAGGTGCTGCCGTCGACCGGTTTACCGGCGCTGATCAAGTTCCTGACACGTTAGGTCGCGGTCCTGTTGGTTCGTGGTTTGTTCAGACGATGGCCGATGCTGCGCCCATGCTGCCAATCATGGCGGCATCTCTTGCGTTGCCTGAAACCGCGTTACCCCGAGCGTTTCAAATTCTGGGCGACGTGGGGCTCAACATGGGCCTGTTTGGCGGACAGGCTGCTCAGCAGAAAAAAGAGTCGCTTTTGCAACAAGGTGTCGCGCCTGATCAAGCTAACCAAGCTGGATGGGTAGATTTTTTTACGCAAGGTGGTGGCCTTATGGCCATGGGGCATCTTGGCAAAGTTGCCAGTTCTGGCACGTACGGCGCAGCTCAGCAAGTGGTAGCCAAGCTTCAACAAGCTGTCGGCAAAGGCGCCATGACCGCAGAGCAAGCCGCAGCGGCCGTAACAAACCCCGCGTACTTTGCGCGCATGCTGGCCAACGGAGCCGGCAATATTGGTGTTCAGGGCGGCGTCATGTCGGGTATGGCTGGCGCCAGCGCGGCGTCGAACAATGCTTACGGCGGTCAACAACAAGACGTTGGGGATGCAATGTTGCACGGTCTTGGCGCCGGGCTGTCGTTTGGCGCGGTGTTGTCTCCGTTGGCAGGCATTCATTCGGTGCAAGATTCGACTCGACGCAGCGCGTTGGGCGATGCGTTAGCTACCCCGGACCAGCAAATCGATTTGCTGCAAGCCGTCAAAATGGACAAAGCAGCCAAGGATATTCAACCCGAAGTCGGTGCATTGGCCGGCAAAAACGCGGCTGCGCAATACACGGCTGATACGCAAGCCCGGTCGACCAACGCCTACGCCGACAACATGATTGCGGCAGAACGCGCGGCGCGCGGTGAAACCCCGGGATTTGGCGGTCAGGCTCCAGCAGCTCAAGCACCTGCCCCCGATGCATCGCGTCAAGCCGACGTGGAAGCTGCATGGCCAGCACAACCCGAAGCACCTGTTGCCCTTACACCTAAAGGTAAAAAAGGCCAGCCGCCGGTCGACCCCAACGCACCGCCGCCTCCACCGGGAAATCCGCCGCCCGGCGCACCTCCGGGCGCTGAGCCTGCCGCACCAACTGCCGATCAAGAACGGGCTGAATTGGTGCGGGAAGACGCACTGAACGCTGTTGGCATCCCCAAAAAGAACAAACCAGCGCGCGACAAAGCCGCAGCCGCCATGGACGCGGGCATCAACCTTGAAAGTCCAGAAGCCGAAACGCTCGTCAAAGCGTTAAAGGCTGGCAAAATGGCGTTGGCAGACGAAGAAATTGCCAAACTGAAAGGCGCACAAAATGACGGCACATCTGGACCCGTTGCACCCGGAACTGCAGGAGTGGGTCAACCTACAAGTGTTGAGCCTGCAAGAAGCGTGGGAACTGGAATTGCTAACGATAAACAGCCCACTGGAGACGTTCGTCCCAGCACCGAAGCATCTTCAGCCGGCGTGCTAACGCCTGTTTCTGGCGGAAATGCCCGTGTGGGTGCGTCTGCAGTAGAGAAACCTATGATCGTTGGCACCAACGAAGGTTGGGTTGCCACAAACGGCGATTATTACGGCAACGGTGCACGACCAACCGATAAACCTGTTGAACGCCCTGTCAAAACCGGACAAACCGGTTTGCCTACTGGAAAAGTTCAGCGCGCGCCGGCTTTACCCAAATCAGTCGTTCCAGATTTCAGTGAAGCACCTACCGAAGTCAAACCAGCCACACCGGGCAGGCTTACTCTTAAAGCACCCAAAATCGAGAAAAAGCTGACGGCCGAACAAGCGTTTAACCGCCTCAAGACCGGCTTGCCCAAATACAGCGAGTTGACGCCCGAGCAGCGCGCGGTGATCGACGACACGCATGCCAAGGGTGAACTGACCCAAGAAAACTGGGATGCCACCGCAAAGACGGCCAAAGAGACGCAAGCTAAGCAAAACCGCAAACGCGTGGAAGCTGAAAGCGCTGCCGAAGACGCCAAGACGCCCGAACAACTGGCTGCGGACGCTGCAGAAAAGACGACCATACCGCCCGCTGATGTGTTTCACAAAGTATTCGGCAAAATTTTCGGTGAGCGCGTGTGGCAAATTGCCAACGGTAAAAAGTTTGGCGAAGTTGGTGCGGCCGAAAAGAAACCGGTGTCTGAAGACGGCGTGCGCAAGTCTGTCAACCGTTTGACAGCAGAGCGCATTGAAGCCGCTTTGAAGAAAGGTGACATTACACCAGCCGAAGCCATTGCGGTGAAAGACGCCCTTGACATCGCGCAAGAAAAAACTGCCAAGCGCAAAACACAAGCAGCCATTCAACAAGACGGTGGTGATTCCAGTCTGCTTACCAACGACATCAGCCCAGAGCAAACCAAAGATTTGATGATTGGCGACGGCATTCACGTGCAAGGCGCTGACAACATGGGCGTCAAATCCAAAGCCGAAAAAACGGCTGAAGTCGAACAACAAAAAGCCATTGAAGCGGAAAAGCCTGAAACGCCCATTGAAGAAACTCGGGGCAGCGGTTTAGCGACCAATGAAGAAGTGCTGGTTCAAAAAACCAAAGCGCTTGAAGAACAGCTCCAAGCAGCGCTCAAAGCCGGCGACAAAAAGAAGGCCTCAGAAATCCGCGACCAGCAAAAAGTGCTGTCCGATTTGTACAAAAAAGGTTTAAAAAAACAAGAAGAAAAAGAAACAACGACGTTGGTTAAAACTGAAGACAAACCCATCGATGAACGCATCGACGAGCTCAACGACAAAATTGCTGATGCGGAAGACGCAGGCGACCACAAGCTGGTTACCAAACTCGAAGACGAACGTCAGAAGCTGTACGACAAACGCGACGCTGAAATCGCCGGAGAAACTCAGCTTGCTGCGGACGAAAAAGGCGATACAACGGAAGACGGCCGTTGGAAAGACGAGTCGGATGACCCCACTGAATCAGCACATGTGGCAGATAACGCGTCGTCGGATGCCGATTTGCAGATGGACCACGATTTGCGCCAAATTGCCAAAGGGTCCGAGCCGTTTAAACAGGCTATCCAGTACGCGATTGCCAAAGAAACTAACAAGTTTCGCAAACAGATTTTGACCAACGTGCTTGCACGGTATGAGCAGCTTAAAAAACTAGGATTTGAGTTTTCGTTCGGAGTGACCGAGCCGGGCCGTGCGCTGCGTGGCAATATGGTTGGCGTTAGCAGCCACACTCCCGGCGTTTTAGGAGAAGCCAGCAAAGTCGAAGTTAACCTCAACGGTGCGCACATGGGTGCCCGATCGGGTACCAACCAAGAAACTTTAGCGCATGAGCTCATTCACTCAGTGACCCAAGCTGCCATCAGTGCAAACCCTGAAGGTACTGCAGCGCGCAAATTGCAAGAGTTTTATAACGAACTACGGCAAGACATTCTTAGTCGCAAAAATGCCAACAAGCTAAACGACTTTGAAAAAGCATTTTTCTCAGGCAAAAACAACTCGCTGGAAAACGCCCATGAGTTGCTATCGTGGGGGCTTACCAACCCCAAAATGCAGGAGTATTTGGCCAGCCGCATTGACCCGAAAGGGCGCACGTGGTTCCACCGCTTGCTCGACATTGTTGCCAACGCTTTAGGTTTGCACAAGGTTGACGAGCGTTCCGATCTTGCACGCTTGATTTCTGTCAGCGACGAACTGATGTCGGAAGACACGGGGGCATACGTTAAACACGCCAACGACCGCGGATTGTCTTTTGGTAAGCAAGAAAACAAATCAGGGTATTCCGGGTTTGCGTTGCTCAACAAAGGTCGTGGCGAAATTGTGTACGACAAAGACGGGCTTATATTGATTCGCAGTAAAAATCTGCGAGGTGACGAAATTTTCGTGCCGGGCAAAGCCGGCGTAGGTATCGCGCGCGTGGGCCTTGACCACTTCACAGGCGATTGGATTTCTCCGGCGGATATGGCCAAGTTGAAAGACGTGGCCAACAGTTTGAAGACTGAAGGTGCTGCCATGGTGTCGCGCAACATCGACAAGTTGCCTGACAGGTTGCAAGAGCCTGCGCGCACCATCACCGACCGGCTTAACCGCTGGACCAATTCTGGTCTGGACAAAGTAATATTTACCCGCGATCTGGTGAAGCGTGGAGTTGCCCGGGGCTTGCATGCGTTGGAGACGTTTGACGAACACCGCGAATCGCGCGATGCGTTGGCTGGCCACTACCAAAAAGCCGCGTTAAACGCAGTGGAAGATGTGCGCACCTTTAGCACCCCCGAAAAACGCACACTTAGTGAATTCTTGCAAGAATCCACGTTGTCAACGGCATGGGGGTATGGTCCCAAGCGGGCAGAGAACAGCCGCGCAGCCAAGCTGTACGATGCTTTGTCCCCTCGCGCCAAACGGGTTGCGGAAGCCGTGTTTGCCCATGGCGATACCATACTGAAAGCCAAAAAAGACGCGATTACGGAATTGGCTGACAGCATGTACAAACCCATGATTGCCGAAGCGACGGCAGCTGGACATCACAACGTAGCCCGGGACCTTGAGCGCGAACGTGAAGGGTTGCTGAAAAAGTACAACACGCTGTTGTCCATCGGTGAAGGTCAGCCTTACGTGTCCATGCAACGGCGTGGTGATTTTGTAGCGGTTGGTAAGTCCGACGAGTATTTAAAAGCCGAAGCGGCTGCAAATGCAGAAGACGCCACGCCAACACATCGCGCGCTGCTGGAAAAAATGCAGACGGACCCGAATCATTATTTGGTGTCTGAAGCCCAGAGCGAACAAGAAGCCAAAGCCTTGCGCGACAACATGCGTGCAGCCGGGTTCCCGTCGACGGGCGACCACACGTATTACAAACCCAAAGACCGTTGGACCCAAGAAGGCGGCGGCGTGCTGGCCGGTATGGCGCGACTGCGCAACAAGCTGGACATGATGGCTCAAGAGTCTACCAACCCAGCGGACAAAGCGCAAGCGGCGTCCATGCGCAACCTATTGACCCACATGTGGTTGGATGCATTGAGCCACCGCAGTTCTCGCAAAGCTGAGATGCGCCGGGTAGGTGTACACGGTACGATGGATGTGGTCGACTCATTTCGCCAATCGGCTGCGGCAGACGCGCACTTTATTTCGGGCATCAAGTACAACGACAAAATGCTCACCGCGCTCAAAAATGCGCGCAAACAGGCTGACCGGGGCGAAGGCGAAGAACGCACTACAAACTTGAATCTGCTGGATGAATTTTTGAAACGCCATGAGCAAAGCACCAACGCGGTGCCGACTCCATGGGCCAACAAAATCACCAAAGCCACGGCGTTGTGGCAAATCGCCACCAGCCCGGCGCATTACGTCGGTAACCTGATGCAGCCATGGACGATGACGCTGCCTTACTTGCAAGCGCAGCACGGGTACGCCAAAGGCATGAACGAGTTTTTTAAAGCGTACAAAGAAATCGGCGGGATTTTGGGTAAGACTGGGTTGCTGCGTTCCCTGCGCATCGAAGACATGCCAGCTGACGTGCGCGCGCCCATGCAACGTTTGCTGGAACTGGGACGGTTGGACATTGGCATGAACACCGAATACGGCTCCATGTCCATGCACCCTAAAAACATCGTGACGCGCGCGGCGCAGGCGGCAACCGACCGGGTAGCTGCAGCCTCGTTGAAGATGGAAGCATTGAACCGTTTGGCCAGCGCGGCGGCGGCATACCGGTTGGAGTTTGCCCGTACCGGCGATGCTGAAAAAGCATTGCACTACGCTGCGGACGTGGTAGCTGAAACCCACGGTGACCATAGCCGGGCCAACGCACCGCGGGTGTTTAACAACGGGTTTGGCAAAGTGGCGTTGCAGTTTCGCAAGTTCCAGTTGGTGCAGCTGACTCAGATGGCCAAAATGATCGGCAACCTCAAAACGGCCGACCCAGAAGAACGTGCCATAGCCATACGCCATTTGGCGTACACGCTGGCCCATGTGGGCGTATTGGGAGGCGTTATCGGCATGCCCGGTTTCAGTACGTACAGCGCCGTGTCGCAAAACCTTACTAATATGTTAACAGGCATTGAAGGCGAAGACTGGGAAACAAAGATCGAAAAAGCAGTGGGAGATAAAAATGTCGCCCAGTTGCTGCTGCGGGGTATTCCCGGTGCACTGGGTGTAGATTTGACCAGCAAAGTCGGCTATGGCGACATGCTGGGAATTGCGCCTTACACGAATGTAAACCCTGCCGATCGCAAAAGTGTGCAAGACGCCATTGGCCAAGTGACTGCGGGTCCGTTTGGTGGTCTTGTGGGCCGCGCTGCCGAATCGTTACATCACATTCTGGTAGGCAACTATTACAAAGGTATCGAAGGTATGATGCCTCAAGGTATTGCCAATGTCATGCGTGGTGCGCGCGAATTGACCAATGGCGTGACCAATACCAAAAACGACAAGCTGATGAATTTGAATGCGGGCGAAGCGTTTGCCGAAGCGCTTGGATTTCAGCCGTCCAGCAAATCGTTGATGCAATCGGAAACTGGCGCCATGATTCAGTCGACGGAACAGTTTAAAGACCGGTTGGAAATGCTTAAAGAGCGTTACAACAACACCGTCCAAAGTCACGGCGACCCCAGCAGCGACATTAAAAACCTCAACGAGCTCCGGGCAGAAATGCAGGCACGTGGGTTTAAACCAACACCGCTGGGAGACATGTTGCGCGCGCCGACACAGCAGCTTATCCGTCAAATATTTACGACGCCAAGCGGTGTGCAGTACAAGCCGTCCGACACGGGCCGGGCAGCAGCTCAATTCCCGAAATAAAAAAGACCCCGGTTTGTAGCCGGGGTCTAAAGCACTCAAGGAGACAGGAAGGGCCTGTCGGTGCGTATTATGGACCAGTTTTGGAAACTGCCGAAACCACGTTGTCAACCACCAGTACAGGACCGCTGGCTTCCAGCTTGGGCAAGTCGATCACCACGCAACGCTGCTGCACCCGCGGCAAATCCGTTCCCCGCGTCAAAGTAGTGCGCTCGTCGTCCGTAACCAACGCCCCAACAGAACGCAAGTGGTCGATTACATTCCCAAAATCGGTGCGGTTTTTCATGCACCATTCCCGCATGGACTTCTGGCACAAAAATAATCGGCCGGCGTTGGCTTTTTCGTTCTTGGACCCCAGCACGTAACGCCCCACAATCGGGCCTTTCAAAACGTTGCGTGGACTCTCTACGCCCAGCAAGCTGCGTGAGTCGCGGTACTCGGCAGTTACCACAATGCCCGGGGTCATGGCGGCAACCATGCGGTTAAACGCATCGTCGGAAGTTACGGTGTTGTTGACGGTAATGTCTTTGGCCAGCTTCTGCATCAGTTCAATGGAAAAGTTAGTCAGCTTGTCAGTATCGAATTCGCATACCCCCAAGGACACCGCAAGCTCGGCGGCGACAAGGGTGCAAGCTGCATGGCTGCGATAAAAACGGTATTTCGTGCCGGGGATGTGCTTCACCAGCATGGAAATTTTGGCTTGAATACGCTCGTAAATTTCTTCCCTGTGTGTGACAGCGTACTGAATTAGCGCTGCGCCTGCTGTGCCCCGGTTCGCTTTCATCTGGGCCAACGCGGTCTTGACCTCAGTTTCTTCCAATACGGGAATGTCGTAACTGTCCACGTGGATTTGAACCATGCGCACCGCCTCGGCCTGTGAGTTGGCTTGGGATGCTGCCAGCACGCCGTGCAAATCCTTGTTGGCTGTACCGAACGGACTCATGCGCCACGTGGCTTGATTGGCAAACTTTACGCCCGACCCGGTAGCTTGTAAACGAGCCCGTTCCTCCCCAAGCGATAGTGTGTACGTAAAGTTCGAAAACCATTCCGCTTCCACCCCGGTGAGCTCGTCAAAAATGAGGGGGATGTTGTTGAACGCGCCCACTGTGGCCCAAAGCGCGTTGCGCGTGCCCGCATCATCCGATTTGAGCGCCATGGCATTGGAATCACCGAAGGCATAGACAGAAGCATACGCGACAGTGGATTTGCCCTTACCCGAATCACCCCCCGTGACTGCAAGTAAAAGCCCGCAATATAGTTCTTCGCAGAAGGGATTGAGGATGGAGCCCCAGCCTGAGCAAATAGCGTACTGTAGGCTTTCCATACCGGGTCGGGCATAGACATAGTTAAGCGGCTTTGCATACCCAGCCAGTGTGCCTTGTGGTGCCGTAAGCGCAGCTTGTTTCTGGGCAGCATAGCCACCAAGGAGAACTCGCTTGACGGTGCCATCAGCGTGGTAATAACGGTCACCAATGAGGAAGCCGCGCATCTCATCTTTCCAGCCAAAAGCCGTGAGAGTATTAGTTTCTTCAACGCGCCGTTTAAGCTGTTCCAGCGAGTCTCGAAGGTACGCAGTAAGGTGGTTGCCCGCGTTGGCGTTATTTGTTTGCATGAGTTCATATTTTGCTAGTGATTTAAGCATTTCGGACTGCGACGCCATGGCTTCAAACGGCATCTGAAAGTCACGAATCCGGTTGTTGTGTAGGTGCATGCGCATGCCTATCCGGTAGGCCCCATCTTCCCCCCGAATGCGCATCGTCGGGTAGAACTGATGGTTGGTAAACGGGTACACCTGATTGATGCCGTCTTTGTCTGGCAGCACCCTTGATAACACGTGGCCGTCCCACTGGTAACCGTTGGGGAACGCTGGCACCACCACCGTTTCCTTGACCTCGGGCTGCGCGGTTTCGACCTCAATTTCTTTTTCAACTGCGATCGGGATGATGCGCCCTAGCACCAGCGGTGTCTTTATCTTGTCCTTAAATTCACACCCTACACAAACCGCCGCGTTGTGCTTGTCAAAATGGGCGCAAGTGGTCGGGCCTGCGTCCCACGAATCGTATTTGTTGTCCCAATCTATTTGGTCGTGACCAGTGCTGGCGCGTTCGCTGCTCCAGTCCTGTGCCAGATTGCGGCCGTCTTGGCTGTGCTTTAACAGACCGACAACACCTCTCCAAACCTCGTACGAAACGTCGCCTGCAGTGTTACGCACCGCACGGACTTGAGCGCACTTATCGGCCATGATGTTAGCGTCCACAGGTGCGTCCGCGTAGGGCAGATGTGCAATTAAATCGCTGTTGAGTCCACTGTTCTGCAAGTAAGCCGGTACAACTTCCAGCGGTGTTGTAACGTTGTTGGCCTCGGCATACGCCTTGATCGCAGTAAACAACACCACCGGGTCTAACGGAGTTATTTCCTTGAGCGTGCGCACCTTCTTGGGGTTCGTTGCGTCCTTGCGATTGGTCGTGCCCACTGGCCGCAAAATGGATGCAAAGTCTGCTGTGCGTGTGGGGTCTGCAACGAGCCCGGCCTGCACCGCGCTGGCCTTAAGAAGTTTGGCGCACTTTACCCAGCTGATGTGTTTGACTGCCTTGGTCAAAGGCCAGTACGCATGCACGCCGTTGCCTGAAGACACCATCATGGGTGTGGGCCAGCCGATCGCTTTGGCAAACTTGGCAACTGCGGTTGCGGCATCGCGCTGGTTCTCGTAACCCTTGGGCGGCTCCATGGTGGAGTACCCTGTACCCACATCGAGGTCTAACCAAAAGCTTTTTGCGCTAGCCCAGTTGTTTTCCTTGCGGTACTGGCGCCGGGTCTTGCCGTCTTTCTCGACTTCAATGTACGGGTGCAAGTAGCTGGCGCATGCGTGGTACACGGCGCGGTACTGCGGGTCCCGGTTGAAACTTGCGATGGCGTTGGCCATAGCTTCAAGTTCAACGTACGGCTTGTGGATTTTGTATTCCTTGCCCACCGGGAAAAGCACCACGTACTTAACCCCGTTCTCCGGCAAAATACTTTGGAGAAATGTCAGGGTATCCATGGATTACCCCACGACAAAAAATTCATAATGCCCCCCGGCAAAAATTTATTATGGAGAAAAATACCGGTTACGCTTCCGGCGCTGAGCTCTCAGCCGATTTCCGGGGGGTTTAGTCGTCGAAGTCGATACCGTCGATGTCGAGGTCCGGGTCTTCGTTTACAACAGGTACGGCCTTGGCTGCGGGAGCCGGGGCAGGTGCTGCTTCAACTGTTTCAAAACCCGTAGCTTTGGGCTTGGCAGCGCGCGGCTTGGGTGGTGCTTTAGGTGTCTCAACAGGGGCTTCAACTTTTACGGGCTCGGGCGCTGGTGCTTCTGGTTCAGGAGCTTCTGCACCGTCAAACAAGCTGGCAGCACCGACGATGTTGGACACAATATCGGATTCCAATGTCTCCTTGACTTGTTCGTAATCGAGGGCAGACAGGAAACCCATGGGGCGAAACAACAGCTTGGGTGACTCGGCTTCCTGATCGAAGCTGATCTTGGTCACAACCATGTTGTATGCGACGCCGCGCTTGGCCAACATCTGACCGTACTCACCCAGACCCGTGATGGATGCCGGAGGCACACGAATCAACATGGGGTCATTGAGCGTGCCACCGGGCACCACAGCGATGCGCACGGAATCTTGGCAAGCTTTGCCCTTGGTGGCGACACCCTTGTCATTGACCGCTGAGCCCCATGCGTTCCACTTGCACACAGCGCAGCTTTTGGCTTGCTTGTGTTCGGCATCGGCTGCAGGCACTGTGCCGTCCGTGGAGTAACAATCCGGCTTCTTGGCTTTGTCGCTGGAGTTGGGGTCGTACTTTTCCATGTAGTACACCTTGGACTTATCCTTGTTGGCCTTGACCAACACCACGTCGATGCTGGTTGCGGGGCTCTCTGGGTCTTTGGGGTTTGGCAGTACGGTACGCTCGCCGTCACGCACGATGGCAAACACCTTGCCTTTAATAGAGATGACAGGAAAGCCTGCACCTGCATGATTGGTCAGGTCAGCATTGAATGCTTTGACATCGAAGCCAGCCAAGTGAGCTGGCAAATTGGAAGATTCAAAAGGGATAAGTTGAGACATGAAAAAATCCTTGAGCTTAGGGTGTTCGACGAATTGCCACTGTGCGTTCGGTGCGATAGTTCACACCCGGTGGCACACCACCGTGTTCAGCAGCGTACGCATCCACACCGGTTTTGTTGACGCGAACATCCATGAGTTCAAAGGCTTGGTTGGCCTTGACGTAGTTCATAAATGCGTCTTTGTCACCGACCGTTGCGCTGGTGCGCTGGCTGATGTATGCGGTTCCGGCAGCAGTGCGCATGCCTTCCCCTCCCAGCTTGTCGAGAGCGACCATAAGGTGCGCTTCGAGCTTGTCCATTTTTTGTTGGACCGCTGCTTCTTCCTCTTTTCGCAAGCGCGAAATTTCTGCTTTCTTGTCGCGGAGACTAATGTATAGCTCCACTGCTTCTGACATTTTCATTTTTTGCTTCCTTGAGTTACGCTTCAACACCATTGTTCTCTTGAACCATATCAAGTAAAACGCCTTGCATGGACTGTTTTGCTGCCAGTCTCTTGTATATTGTCTGTTCCATTGGTGTGCCTGCAATATGCACAATCACGGTCTTTTTATTTTGCCCCGGGCGCCTTACCCGAGCACACGCTTGTTCGTAAATTTCATTGCTATGTACGGGAGCATACCAAACAATAGTGGTCGCTGCAGTTAGGGTTAACCCGTGGCTCATGGTCTGTGCGTTGGCCACCAGAACACGCGGTTCGTCTTGTTGCTGGAACTCTTTAAACACTCGATCGCGTTGGGTTTTGCTGGTTCCACCATGCACCACAGCGACCATAGAGTTCAACCCTATACCTCCTTCGAGTTTGTCAGTGACCGTTTCAACCAAGTGTTTTTCTGACCGAAACATTTTGGCGATTTCAACGGCTATCGATTCAAGGGCACCGGTCAAGGGCACAAATACTATCACTTTTCCTTCCGACGTTTCAATGATTTCTTTCACTGCGTCGACGCGTGGTTGTGACGGAATGACAATGTTTTCGCCATTTGTTCCATACGCTACCCCACAGGCGATCTGAATTAACTTATTTGCCTTGACAGCTTCGTTAACTGCGAGTATTTGGCCACCCGCGGCTTCAGTTGCCAGCTTGGTCAGCATGTCTTTGTACGCTTTGGCCTGCTCGGGTGTGAGTGATACTTCATGCGTTAACACTATTTGCTCGGGCAAGTCCACGCAATCGTCCAGTGCGTACCGAATGGCTGGCTGCATGCACCGAAACACTGTCTCATTCGCCGTCGTACGTGGTGCCCACTTGAAGGGCGTCAACTGCCGCATCACTGAATCTTTGAACCGGCCGAAGTACCGCGACACGTTCGGGTTGTCGGGGGTAATAAGGCGGCACTGAGCCCACGCGTCGGTAGGGGAGTTTGGCGTAGGTGAGCCAGTCATCCCCCACACTCTGCGAGGTGTTTGTTTGTTGCATATGTCGTTGAGAATTTTCCATCGGTCAGTTTGTGCGTTGCGTACCATTGCCAGTTCGTCGACCGTTATGACGTTAATGTCCGGGCGTTTGGCAAGCTCTTTGGCTATGATGGATATTCCATCGATGTTGATGATGTACACGTCGGCTTCTTGACGTAGTAGTTTCAATCGACGTTCACGTGAACCGTAAAGCACGACTGCATCCAGATGATGAAAAGTGCTGAACACTGCATCTCCCCACGTGCGTTCCATAGTGGACAGTGGGCACACTACCAGCATGCGATTGGCTTGTTTAACTGAACGCAAATAGTCGAACGCCCACAACGCGCTGTTGGTCTTGCCGGTGCCCATGTCGTTAAGACAAAACGCCCGGCGGTGCATGGACAAGAACGTGGCCGTATCGCGCTGCACTGCAAACGGACTGTACCTGCCGTTGGCCAGCGGGTACTCGTAATGAATCGGCATAGGGTCCGGTACAGCAAACCCCATGTTGCGAAGCACTCTTGTCTCGTCCGGCCTGTGTGGAAGCGCCACCGTGTGATCGTTGACTAAACGAGCCGTTGGTATCACGGACATAACCCTTGAGGGATGCCGCAGTTTCATGACCACGGCTTTTTTCTTCTTGTGGATGAACATTATTTTTTCTTGTCCACCGGCACCTTGTAATTGCCTTCACCTGCGCGCCAGCCACGATTCTTCGCAGCAGCTTCCACTTTGAGGTTAGTCGGTACGGTCTTGCCACCGCGCGATGCCGGGACTACGTGAGCGATGTCTTTGCCGTCGCCAATAGCCACCTTGCCGGCAGCAATCTCATGACGACGTTCGCGGCGTCGTTCGACACCCAACGCTTTTTGGTCAGGGCGCGCGTCGTACGCTTTTTGATATGCCAGTTTTTCTGCAGTTGATTTAGCCATTTGCTTTCTCCAATACTTCGTGGGCTGATACAAAACGTTTAAACTCGCTGGGCAGCTGAGGGTGTGCAACTGAAATCCAATCTATAAATTGATGCAGTTTGGTCACTTGATCGCGCAAGTTAATAAGTTCTTGATCGTGCCGATTACTTTCGACACACACCGTTGTTGTCCACGTTCTTAACGCGCTCATGTTTAACTGGTTCGGAATAGAAGTTGTCATGGCCGGGTGGTACGTACTCAAGCTAGACGAGGCGGTAATTGTTTGAACTAAAGTTTCTGCTAATGCGGGTGGAAATAGCATATTTACTCCATAGCCTTTGTCGACAAATAAACTAACAGTTGTTCCGGGTCGTCAACGACAATTTGCATGCCGCCATGCGCAGCTATTTCTGCGAGAACACGTTCTTGGTTAGGCGTAGTGTTACTGCGCTTGCCGGGGGCTTTGGTTTCAATAGCCAAAAAGCGTCCCTTCCAACACGCAATAATGTCTGGAATTCCTACCGTGCCCATACCATTTTGAACAGGCATATAGTACCAAATTCCATAAGTTTTGAGAAGCAATTTGCATTGTTCTTTGACTTTACCTTCGGGAGTCATTCGCTGGCTTTCCACATCATGTTGTACAACGTTCGACCAGCGATAAAACTGTCCGCGTACATCTGCCAGACAACACCTGCAACGATGGCAGGTGACGACAACAAAATAAAAACAAATTTCATAATGACTCCAATTCACGTAAACGATAGTAACGACCACCCAACAAAACACGCGTCAACCCAACACGCAACCACAAATTATTGACGGTCATGACGTGTTCTTCGGGTAAATCCATTTTGAGCAAAATGGTTACAAAGTCAAACTTGCTTTCTGTGTTCACTTTTTCTCCTTATAGTACGCACACGATTTCACTGGACACCAACCATTGCAGAGCCCAGATGGTTTTGCAGGCCATTTGTTTTCTTGATACGCACGCTCCATTCTACGTACGCGTGGCATAAATTCCTGCCAGATAATAGGGACGCCGGAGTCAGCGGCGATGGTGTTGTTGGTAAACTTTTTCTCACGCAACCACACAAACGATGTCTTGATCGTTTGTATGTCTGGCCAATATGCTTTGGCATACGCTGCGTACAAATCAAGCTGCTCAGTGGGCTTCTTTTTGCCGGTCTTCCAATCCACAATCAGCACCGTGGTTTTGTATTTGACAACCAAATCAGCAATGCCACGTGACCACGCTGTTTTCCACTCAGTAGGCTGCAAGCTGTGCGCCAATGCGAACTTGTGTTCTACAAACTTTTTTCCGGGCAACGCTGCAAACTTAGATGCCAGTCCTTGCCATTGCGTCATTCCTTCAGGCATCGGTGTACCGTGCAATAACAAAGCTTCAAATGCTGAGTGAACACGTTCGCCCCATAACGTAGCTTCAGTTGGCGGCTCAACATAATTCATGGCCACCTTGGTTTCATAAAACTGTTTAGGGCATGTTTCAAACTTGTCGAGTCGGCTGTACGTCCATGCGGGGTTAGTCATCGTCTTGCTCTTTTAATAAAACGTGTTTGGCCAATTCCAAAATTCCTAATGCTTCGACCACTTTTAACCGAGGTCGAACTTCGTACAAAAGGTTACGTACTTTGTCAACTAATTCTCCGTGATCTATTTTTGAATTAGCTGTTGGTAACAATTTAATTTCACTCATCATCTTGTCCAAAAATAATGTACAAAAAAGGCACAAGCGCCAACGCAAACACGCCAAGGTTTAGCAACATTTGCCAGTCGATGTTCATGCATGCTCCAGTGCGTAAGTAACAACAAGATACTGACACACTTCGTACGTCATTGTCATTGGCTGCCCCCACATGTGCAAGTCTATTAGGTCACCGGGTTTACACTCTTTGAGTTTTACCGATAGCGCGGGCAACACAAACGAGAGTCTGTGCACAATGGACGACGGCACTTCACTAAGCTGGTTAATCTTAGCAATATGGTAGTGGTCGTGCAAAATGTGATGTCGGTCAATGAGCTTCGCCATAAGTGTCTCCAATTCCAGATTCACTCCAAGTCACCAAGTCGGGCCACCATACAGGCGGTGTGCGCATGGCATCGTCAAGCTTTTCACGGATTTCTTCTGCCCGAGCTTTCTCAATTACCAGCACATACTCGTCGTGTACCAGTAACGCAGGCTTGACATCGTACTGCTTGTACATGCGCCGCACAACAGACCTCAAGCAATCAGCAGCCAACGCTTGCACGATGTTCTCGTCGACCTTTCCAGCATAAATTCGGGCCCGGTTGCGGCCTTCGCCGTAAATCCATTCTTTTTTGCCATCTGTACCAACCTCACGATGCAGCCCGGGGTACCAAATTTTGCGGCCGCTGGGAAGCTGAATGTGATCTTTGCCTGTGGTACATAGCCCCCATGGGTCAATCGCGCTCTCACGCCCGTTTGCAATGTCTGTCAGGGCATCGTGGCAGGTACGCCAGCCTGCAGCAATCTCGCTGTATTCTTCGCGCCACGTTTCCACAACGGTCTTGGCTTCTTCCAGCTCCATATCCACACCGCCCATCATCTTAGCAATGCGTTGAAACGTGCCGGGCCCGGCGCCAAAACCCAACCCAAGGTGAGCGATCTTGCCGATCTGACGCTGCTGCTTAGTAACGTCAGCCTTGTTGGGAACCGTGTACAAATTAGCGGCAAACTCACGATACAGGTCTGCTTTAGCTGGGTCAGCCTGAAACAAATTTATACTGGAGCGCACTTGCCATAGAAAATGGTTGACGCGCAATTCAATCCCCGACAAGTCTGAAGTCACTACTTTGTATCCGTCTGGCGCGCGCAAGCTGTTGCGTAGTGCATCAGACATCTTGGGTTTGGTCGGGTCAATGCGTGGCAAATTCTGTGGGTTAAAAATTTCACCACTCCAGCGACCAGTGGTGGTTGCTCCGCAATAACGCAACGGCATCGGCAGATAACCTTTGAGCCTGCCAGACGCTTGCAAAAATGCATTAATGCGGGTTTCCAGTAATGTGCTTTTGGCTTCTAACCGGGCCCGGGCAGCGCAGGCCACTACGGGGTCGTCATGCTCTTGCAAATCCAAAAACGTTTGGTCGGTTTTCGAGAGCGCCGGTATCATCTTGCTAGGGTCTGACGGCGACTGTTTCATGGGAACGTCCACGCTGCGATTAACAAGTATCTCACTGAACTTGGCAGCAGACATCAACTGCGTGCGTGTAAATTCTTCTAGCTTGCCACCTTCAAAAACGATGGTTGCTACCTCGTCTGGGTCCAGCAGCATTTGAGCGAGCTCTTTCAGTGAGCGCAACTTTTCTTCCTGCACTTTGACCAACGTGGTTTGCAGCAAACCCTTGTCAACAACAAACTGTGGCTCTGTCAGCATGCGCGTTGTCAAATCGATCTGCAGCAATTCCGCTGCCGGTGTTTCGCGGGCCAAAATTTTGAACAGACCGCAACACTGCTCTGTGTCCGTCTTGTTGTATATGCCCATCAAGCGGATTTCTTCGGGCGTAAAGTGCTTGAGATTTTTACCCTTGGTGTTGAGCAACGCCGAGTTGTCTTTGACTCCGCTGATGCCCATGGCTTGAAGTTGCGGTGCAAAGTGCGCAACCAGTTTACCAAGCGAGCCGCCAACGCTTGCGTTGTATTTGGAACGTGCCATAGCCAACGTGCATCCCCACATGGCCGGGTTGACACCAAAACGCCACGACAAAATCAACGCATCAAACCCTGACATATTGTGGCCGATCGCCATGGACTTCGACCAGTCAACCGTCTTGAGTATTCGACGAATTTCTGCGTCGCCAAAATACACCATCGTGGCTGCGTTGTGACCTACCTTCATCGACAACGAAATAATTTCCGTGTCTGGATGCATGACGTACTCGATGTTGGTCATCTTGGAAAGTGTGTGCGTGGCCGACCAAAACGACTCAAAATCAAGGTAAACGGGAGTAAGTTTCATGTTTCAAGTTCCTTGGTTACTAAGTACGCCAGTATCGCGCGCACACCTGATTCAACAGATTCAGCGCCAACGCACAGCATGGGTAAATTTGAATGCCCGCGTTGGTTAGTTATTGACAAGATATACCCATTTTCAAGTTTGGCAATGTCAAGGCGAACAGATTGCGTCACAGGCAAAGTCAATGCTTGATACGATACGTTACTGTTGTTATTGAACGCCCATTCACCGGGCGCTGTGAAATAATCGCCTTCACGCATAGTTTTAGGCGCGCTCATTTCAACCTCGCAGACACAATAGCGGTTGTCACAGTAGCCATCAAATCTTCGCCATCGGGCACGATATAAATTTCCATATCGTTTTTGTCAGGCCCGTTGAAATTGGCGGTGTGCCGGTTGTACACCACGATCTTGCCGTTGACGGCTGTGATGATTTCAAAGTAATTGCGCGACAACATACCGGGAATAAGCTGGTTACCTCGGGTACTGGGCGCTGACGGCACCCCGTAATTTTCTTTAGGCGCAAGGCCAAGCCAGCGAAGAATCCATTGTTTCATGGTGTTTCCTTAAGTAATGGGCAGGGTGGCACTCTTTAGGTGTTTTGTTGGTGGGACACAATGCATCGTACAAACACGACCCTAGCGTAAAAACAATCAGTAAACCGGTGGCTAACCGAATCACGATTTCAATACTTCCAGCAGCTTTTCCATGTAGTGCTGGGCTTTTTCCAAATCTTGGATACCGCCTTTGTCGTTGCAACGCATCGTGTACTTGATGACGTTGCCACGCAGGAAACCCACGAATTCTTCCTTGGACATGCACGATTCCATGGCTTCCCACGGTTGCACGCGTTTGCTGTTGTAGTGGTTACCACCCACTTGTTTTTCGTTGGCGCGCATTGATTACTCCAGTTTTAAATTGACTAGTGCTACCCGAATGACATCAATCAACGATTGATCAGGAGTAACAATGTAGTCCCGGTTGTTAACTGTGATGATGCGACCGTTCTCGACTTCACGGATTCGGATGATGACTTCATGGTTGGTCTCCATGCTCATCGTTTGTTGTGCCAGTATGCTTTTAATGGCTTGAGAATGCGTCTTCTGCATGGCAGAAGACATTGCTGTTGTGGTACTGTTGAGGTATTGGCCAACAGAAATGTTGTTAGCTAAGCTTGGTAAGTTCGGGTCCATGAGTGTCCTCAGTTAAAAAATCTTTGCTGATAAGTTGAATCTCTGTCATGACTTCTTCCAGACGCAAACCTAGCTCGCGTTCGAGTGGAGTGGTTACACCATCGCGGCATAGCCTCACAAGTTGCCAGTTGGTCATGGGTGAGTACGTCATGCCTGTGTTTGTACTGTAGCGGCGCGTAGTTGCCTATCAGGGTTTACCCGATCTTTCTTTATCCATGTTGCGTTTTGGTAACGGTAGCCAGCCAATGCAAAATGACGGGTCCCACGGGCCGGTCGTGTGTATACCGCCCTTGGTAAGCAATTGCACTTTGGCGCCTTTGCGGGGCTCAGGGTCGCCTACGTGTGGGTACAAATATTCTCCACCTTCAATGCCTGCTTGATAGTCGGTCATCGACGTTCCTTGTCTGTGTAATTTTGCAACCGCGCATGTTTGGGTATTCCGCCGTCTATTGCAGTTTCTTTGGTGGTGTAAAGGTAACTGCAATCTTTGCATTTTCGAGTGCGATAGATTGCATCTTCAGCCGCCCGGGTTTCTTTCACGTAAATTTTTCCACCGCAGTTGCATCGGTAACGCATGCTGCTAATTACTGGCATTGTTCTTTCGCTCCTATGTTGTGATGCTTTTCAGCAAACTCAATTCCAACTTTAAAGGCCGCTGCTAAAGTCTGATAGCTTCCAATACCAAGACTCCTGCAACCTTCGGTAATTTGGACGGTAGTCAGCGGCTCCCGCAGCCTATCGCGCTCGGCCTCTGCTTTTTCCCGCAACAGATATTCAGACTTTGCGTAGTCCTGCGACTTTGCCAAATCAACGGCAAGCGCATCGCGCTCGGCTGTGAGTGCGGCCCTTACTTCATCGTCCTGCTGTGCCACTTTTAGATACTCATCTTCCATGCGTTGACGTATCTCGCGTTGCTTCGCCACAGCCGCTGCCACTGCTTCGCGGCATTGGTCGAGGGTGACGAATTTGACAACAGAAAAACCTATTTCTTTATCTTCTTCGTCAAGGACAAGCCTCCCGACTTTTGCCATTTGAAAATAACCGCGTTTGTCGCTGTGGATACACTCTGCCACTGGCTCTGGCATCTCCACACCCGCTAGTTCTTCAAGGTGTGCGGCTTTGATGGCGGCGACTGCCCCAAGCAATTTAGTACGCTCATGGCTCGCTTGTTCGCTATCTGGATCGCCAGATTTGTATGTTGCAACAGCGTACGCATCAGCCAGTTCAATAATTGATTTGGTCATTCGACTCTCCTGTTCCATGCTTCAACCACTAAATCATTACGGTAACGATTAGGCACACTTGCTCCACACCCTCTGCAATTAACTGCAAAGATTTCATCACCAGCGTGAAATGTGTTTGATGGGCCGGAATAGCTCGCCGATACGTTGCCAATATCATTGCTTCCGCAAAACGGGCATGGTTTCAATTCTTCCGGTTTGGCGCGTGTGTTCATTGTTCTTTCGTTCCTATGTTGTGCTGCTTTTCAGCAAAGCGAACGCCATCCTTAAAACCATTCCGATACATGCTTACGTCACCGTTATCGCATTTACGCAAATAATTTCCAATTCTTGTTTGTGTCAGCGGCTCCCGCTTTGCCACGGACTCTATATGGGCTATCAACGCATCTAAATGCCGAGCGGAATCCAAGTCTCGTAAATTTCCTTCCGGACTTACGTAGATTTTCTTCAAGTACGCTGACATGCTCTTGGCTTTTTCAATAACGTCGGTCATATTAATTCCTCATGTAATTCATAAAAACAATCAGCACAACAAGTACAACTATTACAATAGTTCCAATAAACAATTCGGTCATTCTTTCGCTCCTATGTTGTGGATGGCATTCCAAGCATCCAAGTCAAACGTGCCTGCATCGTCCATGCGGCTTGCCAATGTCCGTGAAATACCGTACAGATTGCGTTGCATTTCTGTAATTGCCGTCAATGCATCACGGGCTTCCTGAAACAGTGGCATCACCATTTGTAATTTGGCAAGCATGTATTTAGGTGGAAGCCCCGCGTCCTCTTGCGGCTCCCGCTTTTCTGCGGGTGTGGTGGTGTAGAGAGGCTTCCAATCGCCCAAAGTGGTATTTGGTTTTTGGGTATCCCATTCCAAATCGACAACATCACCATGCTCTTTTATGTACCACGCCACTGGCTCACTCACTGCACCCTTTGCTTCTGCGGGTGGGGTGGTGTAGAGCTTTTGTCCGACATACTTGGAAACATCAAAGTAACCGCCCTTTCCATCTTGCAGATAGACCTGTCCCGCACCATTCCGCACCACTTGCGCCACAGGC